ATCTTGATTTGTGGGGAGTGTCCCACCGTGGGACACTCCCCTGTTAGTCAGCGGTACGAGTCCAACAATTCGTTGGCTGTTGAACCGCCGACTAAGGTCTCAGCCTCGTCGTCAAGGATGGCGCCGACGACGCCTGCCTTGCCCTCCAGCATGCCCCACAGACGCTCGTCAACCGACGAGTCGCCATCAAGGGCACTGACGAGGATGTTGTTGGTGCACGGGCGTGTTTGCCCGTACCGATGGAGCCGAGCCTCGGCTTGTTTAAGGGCACTCGGTGTCCACGGAAGTTCAACCGTGATCATCGTCGCACCCGATGTCATCGTGAGTCCCTCGGACACCGCTTGGATGTTGCCGATCAGGACACGAGCCGTGCCTGCCTGCCACTTGTCAACGGCGTCTTGCTTCTGCTTGCCCGAGTCGTCGCCAGTCACGGAGACGATTGTGCGAGCATCCACACCCTCAGCGATGAGGGACTCACGGAGTTTCCAAGCGACCTCCTTGTGGGCGGTCACGAGGAACACTTGCTCGCCCTCATCCAAGAGGCTGACCGTGGCATCCACGGCAGTGGACACCTTGCCGAGACCAGCGATCTGTCGGAGTTGACCGAGCAGAACGATGGCGTGGGCACGGTCGTTGAGCGAGAACTTGTCGTCGTCTCGCTTCTCTTGGAGGAACTCCTCAAGGTCACGGACTGCTCGCTTGTAGTCCGTCACAGCCTTGCCAGTGAGAGCGACGGGCGTGATGTACCGAGAGAACTCGGGGAGGATGATGACATCCTCACGCTTGCGCCTAATCATCACCCACTGGGTGAGTTGCTCATTGAGTTCCTTGACATTGGTGGCGCCATTGAATGTCGTACCAAAGCCGTTGAACACGGGGTCGCAATACCGAGTCTTGAAGCGACTCGCACCGCCGAAACGAGGCAGGTGACCGAGGATGTTGAGCAGTGGAATCAACTCCACTGGTCGGGACAACATCGGCGTACCCGAGAGCAACAAGATCGGAGCCTCGGGGGTGAGGTGCTTGGCAATGGTCACCATTGCCTTGCTACGACCCGAGTCCTCGGACTTGGAGCGGTGAGCCTCATCCTGCACCAAGCCAGCCCACGGGTGACTGGCGAGGATGTTGACGGGCTTCGGCGTGCGTTGCTCACGCTTCTTCCCTTGATTGGCTCGTGCCCATGAGTTGACTTGGGCGACTGGAGCCAGCGCCCAATACTGGATGACTGAGTCGGGGCAGATCACGATGTCCGTGTTGGGGACACTCGTGGGCTTCTGACCCGAGATGCGAGACACCGAGCGGTGGGGCAGGGCGGTCTTGATGGAGCGTTCCCAGTTGATCACCAATGCTGGTGGGCACACAATGAGGGCTGGGTAGGCGTTGAGTTCATCAAGCGCCAACAGGGCGCTGTAGGTCTTACCTACGCCCATGTCGTCAGCGATCAAGAGACGAGTGTGCCCAGCCTTGACAACCTCACCGATGACTAACTGGTGAGGCATCGGCTGGATGGCGAGCGTGTGCTCTACGATGCCCTCAGGGGCGATGCGACCCGAGAACGGGCGCAAGCCCGTGCTGACTTTGGCGACAGCCTCAGCGAGGATGTCAGTGGCGCTTCGGGCGTTGGTACGGTCGGACAATGCCATGGTGGCTCCTTTGGTTGGTGGTGGTTTACTTATCTGTCACTATCTTAAGTGTAGGGGAGTGTCCCACCGTGGGACACTCCCCTTATTGGTCACCACGACGACGAGTACTCAAACTTCCATCCCTTGTTCGGGATGAGGTCGGTGAGCACCTTGTACAGGATGTCCTTGGTGTACCGCAAGCCCTCCAAGTACCAGTCGTCGTATTGCGTTCCTCCAAAGAAGAAGCCCGAGGTTGTCGGGAGCAACTCCTCAGCAATGGCGACGCCACGCTCGGACACCCATTCGCCGTCAACGGTTTCGCCGTAGGCAAACTCGCCCAGCACCTTGAGGCAGACTTCGTGGAGTTCCCACAACTGCTCGTGGCTGACGCTGTACTTGCCACAGTCATCCTCGCCGTGCTGGACATTGCTCACGAACCAGTTGTGGATGGCGTTGGCTTTGCGCCACTGGGCAACCGTGATGTCCACGGTGATGTATGGGCATTCATCTTCAACGATGCTGGGCGCATTCACTGCCGAGATGATGTCGGCGTGGAGTCGGCGCTCGTAGTCCGTGCTCCACTGACTACCGCTGATGAACTTCGTGGCTGATAGGTATTGGTCAAGTCCCATGTCGGGTCTCCTTTGGTTGGTGGTTGGTTTGGTTGGTTGGTTGAGATCGGTTGGGGTGTCCCACCGTGGGACACCCCGAGGCTCGGTCACCCGAATACGAGGTCACCGAGCACGATGTGCTGGAGCACAACATCGGAGGCGTCTGAGTCAAAGTCGTCGCTGTCCACGGCGCTCAAAACGACTTGCCAGCCAGCCTTTTTTTCTTTGATGATGTCGTTGACGACCGCCTTGGCACGGCTCGGGCTGAAGGTGACCGACTTGGTGATGATCTTGCCATCGTCGGTCGTTTCCCCCGTCTCCATCTTGCAGACCATTTGTTCTTCATCGGTGATGTCCAGTTTGCGATACCACTCGTAGGTCTCGGCTCCCGAGTAGATCAGCGTGTCAATGACTTCTTGGGCGTTTGCTGTCCATACTGTTTTCATGTTGCCTCCTCAGGCGTCGTTGTTCACTATCAGATGTTTGTGGGGCGAGTGTCCCACCGTGGGACACTCACCCCGAGGTTGAGCGATCAGTAGATGCCGTCAGGCTCATCGTCGCTGATGAACTCGTGGGCGAACAGTGGGTCAAAGCCACACTCTTCAAGGAACGAGCGGTAGTTGTACACTCGGTCGCTGTCGCTGAGACCTGCATACGGCACGAGTGCCGAGTGGATTTGAACGGCGATCTGAGCCAGTTCCACGGGCGCCTCTGTGTACTTCCCACCCGTGAGGATGTTCATGGTGAAGTGGTCACGGAATGCACTGGCGACTCGGTCGCATGCTTGCTCGGGTGTTCGGTTGATGGTCATGTTGACTCCTCGGGTTGGTGGTTGATGGTTGGTGGATGGGGCGACTATCAGAGGGGGTAGTTGGCGTAGTCCTCGTCGGAGGTCAGGCGATCCCAAGAATCAAGACCGTAGATGGTCACGGGTGTGTCCTCGTTGAGCAGTGTGCACGGGCGCTTTTCAACCTCGTAGATGCCCTCAACGCTGTCAGCATCAACGACGACACTGCAATCACCGTCGGAGCCAAGGAGGGGGTTGACGCCACGGAAAATGAACTGGCTGTACTTGCCCTCGTCTTTGACGACTGTGTAGTTGGTGAACTGAAGCCAAGTGAACTCATTTTTGCTTTCAATTCCTACCCAGCCATAGCGCTGAATGTTGGCGGTGGTGGTGGTCTTCATGGTTGCCTCCTAGGCGTTGGTGGTGATTGGTGAATGGTTGGGGCGAGTGTCCCACCGTGGGACACTCACCCCGAGGTTGATCAGGCGCTGAGGGCGTCGGCGCTTGCATTGAACAGGTTGCCCCGATCTTGCTGATCAAGGGGCACGGTGTTGGCGCTGGCACGGAGCAGTGCCACGGCGAGCGTGGCGAACACTTCGTGGTCACCCTGAAGCGATGCGATCAGGTTGGCGGTGACATCGGCAATGGCTTCGGCGCCATGCTCGGTCAACTGTGCAACGATCTCGGCAACGGTCAGAGCGACCACTGCCTCGTCGGTGCTGTCGGCGTCGCTCTCGGCGCTCTCGGTCTCGGCTTCAGCCTTGGCAGACTTCTCAGCCTTTTTGGCTTCGCCCTTTTCGGCTTTGTTGATCTTGGCGAGCACTTCAAGGGCGTCGGCGCTCTCATCCTTGATGAGGATGGCGCCAGCCTTGGCGTAGCGAGCGTAGGTGGACTTACCGATCTTGGCGCCAGCATTCTTGCTTGCCAACTCAAGGGCACGGAACGAGACACCAGCCTCGTTGGCGTTGAACACGGCGATGCATGCCGAGCGGAGCGCCAACTTGGCGTCGGCAACGGCGCTCTCGGACTTGATGGCTTCGGCAACAGCCAAGGCGGTCAGGTCGGCAGGAGTCGCCTTGACTTCAACGACTTCGGCAGGCGCTTCAACAGCGACAGGCTTGGCGGTGTGGGTACGGGCTTTTTTGGTGGTGGTGGTTGACACTTTGGTCTCCTTGGTTGTGTTGGTGGTTGGTTTGCCAGCGAGCAAGTTGGCGAGTCCTACGGGGCGGTCGGTGGTCTTCATGGTGTGCCTCCTCAGGCGTTGGTGGTGGTTGAACTGTCCCACGGTGGGACAGTAGCGGACAGGTGAGTTTGATCTCTACGCCCGAGGCGCCTGCCCAAATTGCGACGATCATGTATGAGTCCAAGATCGGTGGACTCCCCTCCCTTGCTTCACCCGAGGGGATTGGATGCACTGCAATCTTTTATGAACGGCTCGCCAACCTTGACGCTTGCTAGGCGCCGATACATCGTTGTTTGTATTGGGTATCCATCGGACTTCCAGCAGGCACAGGTGGCGGTGCATTCGCTGGTCACTTGATCTTGGTGAAGTTGCTCGTCGTATCGGCTCGGCGCTTGCCCTCATACTCACCAGCGTCGCTGGGGCGCATCTCGGTCATCCCCCGTGGCGCAGACATCTGCTGGGGGGAAACCATCACGGCGAGTGCCTGTGATGCTTGAGTGTTTGGGGTCACGCTCTGCTGACCAGTCACTACCTGTCCCATGGTGGGACACCGAGACTTACGGCTTGGCACACTGCTTGTCAGGCTGGCGTGGTGGGCACTGCTCGTTCTACATGACTGACCGTTGATACTGGAGAAGCCCGAAATTGTTTGGGCGCTTCAGATCAGAGGTGTTGTCTCATGGTTTTCTGAGTTAGTAGGTGGGCAGATTTTCAGGTTGCACAATGCATTTCGTCTACCGCCGAACTGGATGGCGTTCCCACTAGGTGGGGCAGGACTACCTGTCTGTCTGAGCACTGTTGGCTGTTTGTCAAGGAATTGTGGGGAGCAGTGAGATGTCTCAGTTGCTCGGTTTGTACTAACTGGTCTTACAAACTCCATTAGGGGATGCTGTCAAATGCCCAGCGTGTGGGCACTTTTTGGGGGGAGGTTTTCGGGGGTTTTTAGGGGGTTTTTTAGGGGTTTTTGCCTGATATCAGTTGTTAGGTCAGAAATGGCTAAAAAGCCCAATGTTTACAGGGGTTTTTGGTACACGGAGCGCGCCCTCATTTCCTCTCAGATCGCCTCTAAGGGGGGAGAATGGGTGGAAGGGGCGGAGAGGGGGTAGAGGCTGTCAGAAGCGATTTAAATGGGCTGTGCCGAGTAGTTGGTGCATTTGATACCGATATGCAGGGGATATGTCATAACAATAGAATTACTGTGGATAACACGACGCCAAGCGTCAGTTCCTACCCCTATCCCCCAACCATCCCCCGAGCCTCCGAGGTAGTCCCAAACCTAGGGGTTGTTGCATTTGCAACTACTTTGAATTATACCCACACGCTGGGGCGATGCGCCCAACGACCCACGAAACCGCTCAAACATTGAGCATTTGAGCGATTTGGCAAGTTGTTGCATATGCAACAAGTGTGTGCATACGCACAAATAAGCCTGATTTCATTGATGTTTTCGCGCCCCATCCGAACAGTCATCCGTCAGGTGCATAGGAGACACAGGGAGGTAGGCGGTCGGTCGGTGGGGATACGGGTGGGGGTACCCCCCCCATGGTTAAGTGGGGTCGGGAAATCGGTGGGGGGGTAGAGGCGAGGAGCCAAGCACTGCCCAACTGCCAAATAGCCCTATTCTGAGGAGCGAGACCGGTTCTATGCTCAGATGGGGTACCCCTAATTCGCCCAAATGTAGCCCTATTCTGATATATAATTAGAAAATGGCAGCATTCCACCACTTAAATGATCAACTGTTTATGCCAAAGAGTTGGTTGCGCTCACTACCAGTAGACAATGACCTAGATATTGCTGATGTGGAAGATGCAGGTAGCCGTACGATCCGAGACCCATATACAAATGAACGGCGTTACACGACACCTGAGGATGAATTTTGGGATCGTAAGGGTATTGAGGCAATTAATAGTGGAGTATATAAAAGCGTACAGAGACATGGCATTGTAAATCCCGTAGAACTAGGTGTATCTGGTAGGACCATAGAAATCAAGAATGGGTACCACAGGGTGGCATCCGCTGATGATCACTCATTTATACCTATTACTTATACAAAAAAAGATCAAGTGGATGGTTTACCCATACATTATAACCGTTATAATGAAAATCCTGCATATCCACGCTCTGAGTAACCCTATTCTTAGTGTAAAATAATAAGCATGCAGGACAAAGTAAGCATTGACCAATTCCGATCTATTTTGTATCGCCCAACACCCCGACTAGCGAATAGGTTGGTTGATTATGAATTGTCTATCCGTGATCCAAAGACATCTACCCACCACTCCATACCGCGAGAAGAATTGTTAAGTGATATGCAGAGGGGTATTAACCGCTACCGCTCCGAGCGGGACGCTGGGCCGGAGGGCATTGCCGACAAGAAGGCAGGAGTTATCAAGAAGGCTCTGCTGTACAAGCCATGAGAGCACATATCAGCAAACAATTCGCCAAAGTGACTAGAAATCCTGGCGATAACCCCGAACAGTTGCAGATGTTCATGCGTCCACATGAGATTTTGAACAAAATCAGTGGTTTTATGGATGCTGCAGGGGGTGGCATTGATGATCCACGCGATTACCCCTACAGCGACCTCCATGAAGAGAAACTTCAAGAGGCTAAAGATTCAGGATTACATGATGGTATTGAAACTGATGGCATCAAGGACCACATCGTCCTAACAAATACTGGCAGGGATAAGTTCCGTATGGGTAATGGTCATCACCGCCTCTCAGTCGCCTTAGATTTGGAAGAAAAAGGTCATCAGGTAGATATTCCCGTGATCCATGATAATAACTTTATGTATAACACCACTGATGAGTACAAACATATGTACGGAAGACCAAAAAAGTACTTTGGCTATAGCGAGAACTAATTCTGATATATAATAGTAAGCATTACCCGATAAGGAGTCTCCCATGGCTATGAAAAAATCAATGGCAGGAAAGATTGCCGCTGAGGCAAAGTCTGCACCGCTGAAGAAGGCAATCGCCAAGAAACCAGCGCATATGTCCGAACAGTTCCCTAACGAGAACCGTAGTTTCCGTGGTCGTTCTGACCTTACCCGCCTCAGTCGTGTACTTGGTGGTTACTTGGAAGACTCACGGATGGATCATGCAGACCAGTATGACGAAGGTGAGGCTGAGGACGAGTTCCGTATGTCGCACTCTATCGCCAGCCCCATGCGCCAGCGCAACAGCAAGTTCATCACTGACTCTGTTGATGAATACGACGCAGAGGATATGCTCCGCGAGTACCGCCAGAACCGTGATGCTGGCGACACGGACGAGTCGTACAGCCGTGAGGATATCCGCGAGGCTTACAAAAACCGTGCCGATTACACGGGCTGATTAGGGTTACTAATCCTTCCGCGGAGTAGTAAAAATTTGCCGCTTAATTATGTCTGATGATAAATGCGATACCTCCACACAGTGTGTCTATTGTGGCGGAGAATTGCGTCCTGAGCATGCACACTATAAGTGCGTTGATTGTGGGCAAAGAGACGCCTGTTGTGAGGGCATCTACTAACTATTTAATGTAAAATAGTTCTATGGCAAAAGACAAAAAAGAAGATGCAATTAGGTATTCGCGCATATCTCCTGATACTCCCGGTAGTTACACTGCCCTGTCTCATGACTATGTAGGCGGTAACGAGGACATACCAGATCGCCGTAGAAGAATTATTGATTACATGGCACATGACCGTGATGGTAACTCTCTGGTATATGCCCAAGTAGCGCAAACGCACGGTCAGACATTCACTCGCATGACTGCTCCCACGAGACAAGTGCGCCAGCCCCCGAACCACCTAGAGCACCTAGTCCCTCCTCACCGTAGGGTGGTAAATAACCCCCCTGGTCGCCCAATGCCTTCACCTGGTGATTTTGTGCATGTAGCGCAAACACCTATTGTTGATTTAGAACGCACAGATGCTAAATCTAAGCCAGTTCCTGGTAAAGACGATTACTTTCATGATGGGACTAACACTCGTCCCGCAAAACCCGGTGAGCAATTAGTAATGTTTGGTATAGAGCATAAGCCTACTCGTAGACAGATAACGAGTTTATATGCCCGAGATAGTACGGCTGGCAAACTTGCGACTATGAATATCCTTGGTATGGCTGATAATGCATCTAGGGATGCCCTTGGTCGTGGCTTAATGCCTGATGATAACTTGTCAGAGCATAGTTTAGGTTTAGTTAAAAAGTTACATAAAAAAGGTGCTATTCCTGAGGAAGATTTACCTGATAAATTAATTCAAGGTAACGACATGGATTTTTCTGATGCCGCACGAGTTTTAGATACCCAACATACAAGTAAATTTGACAATGGTGAACTTATTAACCTTAATCATCGCCTACCGCATGCAAAGGCTCGTATTCGCCAAATCTTAGGACGCTCAGTACCAACTCTTAATACTGAGCCTAAGAACGAACAGTTACAACTGGAGGGTTTTGAATGACTAGGTACTCACGAGTTATTTCTGGTATGCCAGGTTATCCTCAGCATGACTTTTCAAACCCAGACCCAGAACATGATTATCATGAGCAGAGGACCCATAGATATTTAGCGCATGATAAAGATGGAAAAGCCATTGCCGGAATGTCGGTACAGGGTTACACATCCTTAGATACCACCCGTACACGATATTCAGACTCTACTGATCAATATAGAAATATTCAGGAAGACCCTGACCGTGACATTATTGATAATGAAAGAACCCATGATTCAGGAATTACACCAGACAACGGTAATAATGCCCCACGATGGGATAGGGGCTTTACGCGACCCGCTGAGTCTGGTGAACAGTTAGTTATGTTTGGGCATAACTACGAACCACCTCGTAGTTCAGTTAGTCTGTTGCATTCCAAAGACAGTATGGCTGGTAAGACAGCCGCTATGACACTTCTAGGCATGGCTGACATCGCAAGTAAAGCCAGAATTGGTAGACACCTACAACCATCTCGTGATCTTTCTAGCCACAGTGGTGCATTAGTTAATAGGCTAGTTGAGTCCGGTGCGGTTGATAAGTCTTTCCAATTTGATCCAAAATATAGTAATAAAAATGATTTTTGGCATTCTAATAAAATATTAGAAGATGAAGATTATGGATCGCATGAGGGTTACCAAGATTTAACAGAACGAGTACCTGCCGCCCGTGCTCATATTCGTGAGGTAATGGGTAAAGGTCCTAAGACTAAGACTAAGAATGAGCAACTCCAGTTAGAGGGCTTTGAATGACTCGCTATTCTCGTTATGTACCACCCAGTGATAAAGAGCAGGGTAGATCATCCGACTATGTGCCACAGGGTGATAGTTATGGTGGGATGGATCAGTACTTCGCACATGACAAGTCTGGTAAAGCCATTGCCATGGCTGTTATTGCACATGACCCAGGTCATACCAGTACAGCCATGGATATCTATGGTCGTAATGCAAACACAGGATTAGCCGAAACTACACCAATTGCTGATGGTCAGAGGGCACATGATGATACTGCCCTTGATTGGCAAGATGGTTTAACTCGCCCCGCTCAGTCAGGGGAGCAATTAGTAATGTTTGGAACTTACCACAGACCAGCACGATCTCAGGTGCATGAGTTATACGCTCGTGACAGTTTGTCTGGTAAGACAGCCGCTATGAACTTGGTGGGTATGGCTGATATTGCCTCTACAACTACAACTGGTAGGTCTTTACAACCATCTAGCAATCTTTCTACGCGTAGTAAGTCATTAGTTGATAAGTTACATAAATCTGGTGCTATTTCTGCTGAGGATATGCCAGGAAGGGTATTTGATAACGGTATTACTTTTAATTATGCAGAAAACAAACTTGATCGTTATCCCCACAGTAACCAGACCCCGAGCCAAGACTTAAACTCACGATTGCCTCATGCAAAGGCTCGTATTCGTCAAGCGATGGGGCGATCTGCACCAAATCTTAATGCAGAGCCTAAATCTGAACAACTCCAGTTAGAGGGGTTTGAATGACTAGGTATTCGCGCGTTGTAAATAGAGAATATGATGTATCAGATAAAGAAAGTAATCCTGATGATGCATATTTGGAGTACTTAGCACACAATAAAGATGGTGATGCTATCTCAAGATTAGTTGTACAACATCATCCAGAGGTTAGTGCCACCCAAGAAAGCAACTTCCACACAGGAAAACCTGTGGTGGATGATGAAATGACGCATACGGACACTCCAGTTAATGAAAGTAATTTGGATATCACTCCTTACACTCGTTATGCAGAGCCTGGTGAGCAGTTAGTTATGTTTGGTCACAGGAATGTTCCTGCAAAAAGAGTAGTAACTGGACTGTATTCAGAGAACAGCCTTGCTGGTAAGACTTCTGCTATGAATTTAATTGGTATTGCTAATAATGCTTCTACTGAGGCTATTGGTAAAAATGTGGTACCAGATAAAAACCTGTCTGCCCATAGCGGTGCCCTAGTTGACCGTTTACACGCAGAGGGTCATATTCCTTCTGAGGATATGCCAAAAGGTAGAACCGCAGGAGATGTGATGAATAGTCACACATTTTGGAACAGTGGATCAGTATTGGCTAATAGACATATGGGTGCTTATACACATGGATCGGATGCTTTAGAGGATTTATCTTCCCGAGTACCCGCCGCTCGTACCCGTATACGAGACCTACTCGGAAGTTCTAAAAAGGGTAAACAACATACACAACTGAGCCTGTGGGACGAATAACTGCTATTGTTTGTGTATGACACAACAAGTTACTCACCGCGGTGAATTCGCCGCACTAGTCCCACAACAAAGCGCTTTGGAGATTGGCCCATTCAACAGCCCGCTGTTACATGGAGCACATGTCAAGTATGTGGATGTGTACTCTACAGAAGAGTTACATGAACAGGCTGGGTTGGTGGGTATTACTACGCAGGGTATCCCCCACATTCATTGGGTCGCTGAACCAACTGATTTATCGGTTGTAAACGAGACATTTGATAGCGTCTTGAGTAGTCATGTGATTGAGCACCAGCCTGACTTCGTTAGTCACCTACAGCAGGTAGAAAAGTTACTTAATGACGGCGGTAGGTACTTTGCATTAGTCCCCGACTATCGCTACTGCTTTGATCACTTTATGAATCAGTCTCGCATTACTGATATCCTTTCTGCCCACCTAGAGAAGCGTAAATGGCATTCACCGTCATCCCTGCTGGAATCCCGCCTATACATGACTCACAACGATCCTGGGTCACATTGGACTGGTAACCATGGGTTATTTACTGATAATCCTATTTTTCCTGGTGTAGGTCGTATTGAACGCTTAAAGCAGGCAATGGAAGAATATGAGGCTTTAAACGGTGAACTCCGTAACGACCATGCGTGGTATTTTACTCCAGAAAGTTTTACCGACATTATTCATGATTTGCGCGATCTTGGATTAATTAACTTTTCTATTGAGACAATGTACCCAACTACACCGCATACATTTGAGTTTTGGGTAATCCTTAAAAAATAGGAAGTATCTACATATAGTACAATTAGGCGTATGCCGATTGAATACCGTAGATTCCATACACCAGCCCAAGATTCAGGTGGTAGGCGTTCACCCGCAAAAACTACCTATTTTGCGTTTGACCCACATAGTAAGCGAGATTTGGGGTTAGTTCAAGTAGAACACCACGATGACACCCAGTGGACTAAAGAAGAATCAACAGACAAAATTTACTACCCCAAGGATTACAATAAAAATAGAAATGCAGAGACTGTCCGTCAAGGTCGTCTATTCGCTAACTATGGTAAACCAGCACACCGTAAATTGTCCATGATGGCTGGAACTATGGGTGGTAATAACACCACGGCAATGAGTCTCATGGCTCTTGCCCACCAGGATGCCACTGAGGCTGGTTTGCCGTTAATCCCTGACCATTCTCTGACACGGGACAGCCACAGAGTTGTCCGCCATCTTGCAAAGTTTGGTGTTGTTGACAAACGCGATGTGCCAAAGCGAGCAACGGTACCACCAGGGCGAGTCATGCCTCTTTTTAGCAACTACATGCACGAGTATGACGGAAACGAAGGGGTAGAAGCAATTCACCCCGATGTTGTTCGTGAGGCGCGTAACACATTGGTGGGTCGTGTACGACGCGGTAAGGAAGAGAAAGCGCCTAAGACTAAGCGCGGTCAACCGATTGAGGGACAGCAATCATTGTTTGGAGAGGACCAATAATGAACGATATTACAAACATTAAAGCCATCAGCATGCGGATTCTGGCAGTATTTGCCGCCTCAGCACTTGGTGTGGTTGGAGCGGGCGCTATCGCAGGTGTACCATTATGGAAAGCCTGCCTCATGGCTGGTATCGGTGGTATGTCCACAGTTATTGAAGGACTTGCGCGGGCATACATTGATGATGGTAAGTTAGACGCTGGAGAGATCAACTCAGTGTTTGACAAAATTGAAAAGACGGAGTAATGCCTGCTCACGAGTACATTAATAAAGACCAAACGCTATTCCATGGAACCAGCGGACACAATGTAAAGAGCATCCTTCAGCACGGTATATCACCCTCAGGTGATGATGTAATCGCAGGTATTCCTGGCGCATACATGACTACCCGTGAGGTTGATGCCCGTGCATGGGGTGATCATGTTGTCACGACACAGCCAACTCGTGCATTGCGTATTTATGGGGACATTAATGACGACCCACACCTAGAGAGTCAGCGTCAAGTTACTCAGGCGCTGAATGATTACCATGACTATGGTAAATCTGATCCTGAAGAATGGTTAGATGACCACGGTGGTCACTTTGACATGAGCCATTATGGTAAGGGTCATCAGGCAGTCCATAACTGGGCAAAATCTAATAAGAACACTGAAAATGTTGCTGACACACTCTCAAGTTGGGGTTATCATGGCAACCGCGATAGTATCGCCGCGTGGAGTCCAGACGCAGATGTCACCATCTACAATCCGGAGGAACACTTAAAAGTGACTGGAATTAACGGTCCATCTTTTATATAAAAAGTAACTAAAAAGTAATATAAGAAAAAACTACACAATTAGGAGAATCACATGAGTTCTAACCTTATCCGCGAACATCTCGCAAGTATCCATGACGACCTGCTATTACTGGATGGTCTGGATGATGCCATTATTGGCACATCACAAAGAATCAATGAGCCTGTGCTCGCTGTTTATAGTTGGGAAAAGATTATTGCAATCCTGACAGAGCGTGACAATATGGACTTTGAAGACGCCGTGGAGTTCGTTGAATTTAATATCCTTGGCGCTTGGGTCGGAGAAAATACTCCAATTGTCGTTATGCCTCTTGACTGGTAGAATAACCTCCAAAGTATTGGAGGCTATATGGCTAAGAGAAAAATACCAAAGCGTATTATTGATTGGGATGAAGTAGTCAATACTCACGCTGGTTCTGAGGTTCAAGTTCATAAAGACTCTGGCTCATCTGGAGTTAAATACATGAAGGAACATGGTTCGCCATTATTCTCAGTATTAGCCAAAGACGATACAGGTGAGCATCGGTATTTTGGATCAGTTTCTCGTTCTTCTGTTGAGTTTCCCCGTATTAGGATAGATGCAACTCAGTTAGCGGATCATTGGAACTCCACTACTGGACAAAAATCACGAAATACATTTCTTATGGGTCACCCAATTGCTATGCCCTCATCTACAGAAATGTCACGGGCACATCGTCTTATCCTAAGAGCAGGGCAGGCTGGTACTGAGGATGATCCAACTTCTATTATCCACACCCCAAGCCAGCCAGGTCTTTGGACACCCCGACCAAGGCAAACATCAAAACCAATACAAGGATTAGTACCTGTACCAGGCATACGGCGAACTTCACCAGTATTTGCTGAACGAGCGGGTATTGGCGATACTGGTTCATTTATGTTTAACCCACGGTAGTGATATATCGTGTAAAATAAAACCATACCGAAACACGGAGGTTTTATAATGGTAATGAATCATAGAGGACAAGACACTACAGCCCGCGTATGGATGCACGGCGTTGAAGACATGCGTTCATCTGCTCGTCGCGGATCGGCTCGTAAGGCATTCACTGGTCGCAATGTTACCGAACAGGAAGCCGTTGAAATGCAGGACCAGTACGGAGCCGTACCAGTAGTAGACGGTGACCCTGAGGGTTACGGAGATGCTGCTGATCAATGGTTGCGGGATCATCGGTCTTACTGATTTATAACAGGTTATACTGACCTGCTATAACTTATGATCATCACCTACGACATTAATACCCCATATATTGGCGATGTGCGCTCTATTGCGATGCGCCGAGCCAAGGCTGAGGGTTGGCGGAATGTCGTAGTGATGAGTACCTACCCAGTTGGACCCAACTCGTGGTCTGTGACACTCACCGTTTCCCGTTAAGTCATGTTTGCATTCGGCGTATCAGAAGTTGTACAAGCCTCAGTAGTTACCGCAGTTGGTGGCATCTTAATTGCTTTGATTACTCAATTTACTAGGAGTAATGCCAAGGATCACGCCATCGTTCAACATAAGTTAGATCAGTTGTCTGATAAGATTGTTGATACCCACACGAGCGTTACTGAAGTAAAAGTAGATGTAAAGTATCTTCGTGAGGATCAAAACCGTTTAGAGAACCGCTTTAACACACACTTGGAGGACAGGAATGAAAAACCAAATCGCTGACCAGACAGGTAAGGGCGCAGTCCTAGGACTTATCGCATATTGCTTCCGCAATAATCCTGAATTCGCCGTTATCCTTATGCCTGCATTATCTGCTGTAATGGCATGGGCGTCTACCCTTATCGGTAACCCCAACATTGCATCCTTCTTAGAAAAGAAGAAGTGAAGCGCGCCGTATTTCGGCGCATCACACAATCACTACAGTGGGCTTTAATAGCCATCGCAATATTTCCGGTACCATCGGCTAAGGCTGATACGAACCCAATAATTACGGAAATTACCGACTTCTGGTTTTCATACTCAGAACCAACCCAGTTCTTGGCACAAACATATCAGTCACCTGGATTTGAGTCAGACCCCCAACTTTGGTTGTACAACGACGATACTGGGGAATTAATCATTTCTAATGATGATTACATTGGTCTTCAATCTAATATTGACTTAGAAGTACCAGCAGGTAACTACCGCTTACGAGCAGGTACTTGTTGCTGGGAACCAGATGTTTGGCGTGACGGCGTTGTTTGGAACATTCAATATGAGTTATCATTTAATGGCAATCCCGTAAATACAACGACCACTATTCCGGAGACGACTACAACATGGGTCCCAACTACAACATCCACAACTTCAACGACGACGACGAGTACTACTATTGCCCCAACAACGACTGTGCCTGTAACGGAAGTTCCGACCACCGAGGCAACGACAACTACGGAAGTCTCAACGACAACAAACTCCCCAACTACTACGGAGATTACGAGCACTACTGTTGCGGTTACTGTGGCTCCTTCTACAATGCCTACGACGAGCCAATCTGTTGGTACTGTGGAGGTCCCTCAAACTTCTCTGACTCCTACAACCACTTTAAGTCCCTTTTTCCCGACACCCCTGACAACATCAAGCACGAGTGTGCCCCCGACTGTTACATCTGCACCTACGACGATTCCAGAGATTCCAGAGAGTACAGAGCCACCTATAACGACCGTACCTGAAGAAGAAACAGTTATACCTGATAACCCCACAACTGAAGAAATTAACCAATTAGCAGATGAACTAGTTTCGTCAATTGACGAATTATCTGATGAAGAAATCACTAATCTAGTAGAATCTATTGATATAGGTGAATTAACCGAGGAATCAATCTCCGCTGTCTTTAGCGAAGAAGTACTTAGCGAACTATCCGATGAGCAAGTAACGCAACTTATTGATGCCATCGTCCCGAGTGAACTATCTGATGAACAGGCTTCGGCTCTCTCAGAAGCACTAACAGATGCCCCTGACGATGTAAAAGAAGAATTCCAGGATCAGATTAATGTGTTCGGAGGACAATTTGATAATTATGTGCCAACGGGATCAGCAGTCTCAGTAGGGGCACGACGAGCAATAGTCGCGGCAACAGCAGTCATATTCGCAATGCCCGCCCCAGTGACCCGAAAGCAGTAACCATGTTTAAGAAATTATGGAAAGAATCATCAGGATTGGCCTGGACCCTTGGAGGTACTGGATTAGTTCTTATTACCCTCTCAGGGTCAACTCGTGACCTTGGTGTAGTTATTTCAGTAGTATCATTGTTGTTTCATATGGCAGGAGTACTTACCCCTGATGATGATGAATGAGGTATCATTAGACCATGACGAATCGGGCCGCATATACACTTACTAAAGGTTTGCCGTGGGAACGGCTCGTTGTCGTCAAAGACCGCCGTACGCGACGACTCGTAAAGGTACAGGAGGCCCGTGGGTCAATCAAAACCAGTGACGCCAGCATTGTTGAGTTTGACATAAACCTTACAAATAAGGGTGAAATATTCATCTGCCTGACTGCCGAACAGACACGAGAATTACCAGTTGGTGATCTTGAATTTGATGTTATTGCTACCTGTAACCGCTTGGTTTATTACACTGGTCAATCATCCACAACTACCCAACCAGTTATCCGCGGGATTATCTCAGTATCAGAATCGGATGACATTACGCCTTCGGAGGACTCACAAAAAATGGAGATCAGATTCAAACAGTATGTGGACTTCCGCCGTAATTTTACTTGGCGCGATGCAGATGGTGTCATTATTGCAGTCACAGACGCATATATGCAGGCAAAAGACGCCGCAGGTACTACGGTCCTAGACCTACGCTGGTATGCCACCGCTCCCAATGAGGCTACCATTCTTGCGCTAACGGCTAATCGTCGTGGTTACATTGCACCCAAGGCTGGCGCTACCTTAGAAATTCATATTTCTGATAAGAACAGCATTCCCGCTGGTAATCACTCATTTGACCTGTTCGTTAAGGACTCCGCTGGAGATTGGGACAACCTCGCATCGGGAACGCTATTTGTCCAGCAAGCGGTGTCTACGCCCCCAGCATGAGCACTGTAGAGGTATCCAAGCCCGCGGGCACATTTATTACGGTTACCCGCACTAAGACAGACTCAGTGGTCTCAGAACCCGCTGATCGTCTGCTGGAGATACACGACCCTGGTGTGGCTGGGCCACCTAATGTTCTAACGGTTGGTACAGTCGTTTCTGGACCTGCTCCTGCGGTAACACTTACTGGTACAGCGCCGTCTCAAACTCTTAATTTTGTTCTACCAGTTGGTGGTAATTACACGCATAACCAAATAACTTCGTCTACAACTTGGACAATTACACATAACCTTGGGTTTTTCCCTGCCGTATCCGTAGTGGATAGCGGGGGCAACTATGTAATAGGTGATGTAAACTATGTATCACAAAACATTGTAACCGTATCATTCAACGCTTCCTTTGGTGGAAAAGCCTATTTATCGTGAGGTATCATGTCTAAGTTTCTTACAAATATTGATCTAACTGGTAATGAACTACAGAATATTGTAATTCATAACACTGGTACCGCCCCAGCCGCTAGTGCAAAACTAGGTGGCTTATATTTTGATACCGCCAGCGGGTTAAATAAACTTAAGTACTACAACGGTAGCGCCTGGGTAGAACTCTCATCTGGTGCATCAGGAACTTGGCAACCAGCAGATGCTGACCTCACGGCTATTGCCGCCCTCACGGGTACCGCAGGCTTCCTTAAAACCGATGGTGCTAGTAATTGGTCAGTTGACACCGCTACCTACCTAACTTCAAGTACTGGTGTTAGTAGTGTCAACGCAAGCGTTGGTGCAGTCACGGGAGTGGCTGTAACTTCTGGAACCCTTGGGCAGTTTGCGGCTACTACCTCATCTGCCCTTGCTGGTGTCATTTCAGATGAGACTGGTTCTGGTGCTCTTGTTTTTGGCACCTCACCAGCCATTACCACCAGTTTGACAACTGGCTCTTCTTCCTTTGACTTGCTTAACACCACAGTTGCTACTGTCAACTTTGCTGGTGCGGCTACTGCGGTCAATATTGGTGCTTCCAATAGCACCACCACAATCGCTGGTGACTTGGTGGTCAACGGTACTACCACTACTATTAATAGCACTACTGTCACCGTAGACGATCTAAACATTGTCCTGGGTTCAGTAACTACTCCAACCAACAGCACCGCAAATGGTGGAGGTATCACTGTTGCAGGTGGTGTAGATGGAGACAAAACCTGGAACTGGGTGTCTGCAACCAGTTCATGGACTTCTTCTGAGAACCTTGATCTTGCGGCAGGCAAAGTACTTAAAATTGCTGGTACCCAGGTATTATCAGCAACTGAGTACACGGGCAATGCCTCAACTGCTACAACTGCCACCAATGTTACTGGTGGTGCCGCTGGTTCAATTGTTTATCAGACTGGTTCTGCAACAACAAGCACCCTTGGGTTAGGAACTTCAGGACATGTACTTACCGCAGGAGCAAGCGCACCAGTTTGGACAAAGAAGAAGCATGCTGAAACCTTAGCCACTAGCGCCACTTCTTATGCACTTACCCATGGGCTTGGCACCGCAGACATTTCCGTATCGGTATATGAAGTTTCCACAGGAGAAGTTGTGTACGCTGATATTGTTAATACCAGTTCTACAACAACTGTATATTTTGCCACTGCCCCCACTTCAAACCAGTACCGAGTCGTCATTCTTGCTTAATCTGTCATTAAAGGACAACAGTGGCTAACTTTCTAAAGTCCCTCTTTGTTAAGGGGGTTGAAATTGATACAGCAGGAGCCTCTAATGGTGATGCCCTTGTATATAACGGAACTAAGTTTGGGGCGGCTTCTGTCGGTGGATCAGCAGTAGCGGCATTAAACGACCTTACAGATGTTGTTATTACCTCTGTTGCTACAGACCAATTATTGGTGTACAACGGGACTAATTGGGTAAATACAACTGGTCCTGTTGGCCCTACAGGAGCAACTGGCCCAACTGGTGCACAAGGTCTTGGTTATGTTATTGGCACGGCAGAATTAGCAGAAGAAGACCCTGAATCTGGCGATTGGAGTTTTAAGGTTAGTAGCGTCGGAGCATTTGCGTCTGGCGATTATGTACGGGTGGAAGAGGATTCAAGTAATTACATACTTGGTACTTGTTACGCTATTTCTTTCTTTTCTGGTTCTTACTATATGTCTGTTGCCCCTGATGTAACTGTTGGGACACCAGACTTTGACCCATCTTTTAGTGTCCATTTAGCAGGCGAAACGGGTGCCTCTGGAGTTATGGCAGTATCTGACACTGCGCCAGGTTCGCCATCATCAGGAAACTTGTGGTTTAAATCTGATACTGGCAACCTTCTTGTGTATTATGACTCATACTGGATTGACACAAGCGCGCCAAACTACGCAACTTTAGATGGAGGTAGCGCATAATGGCAATTGACTTCCCAAATAGCCCTACCGCAGGTGACCTCTACACCGCTGGTGGTAAGACCTGGCAGTGGAATAGTACCTATTGGTCTGCTTATGGTACTAGCCCAGTTTTACGCGCATCTGATGCGCCCCCATCTTCGCCTAACGCAAACGATCTTTGGTATGAAACAGACACTGGTCGCCTATTTGCCTATGTTGGAACAGCATGGGTTGAGGTGGGTAACGCTACGGATATTGCTGGGGCGTTGCAACCTAGTCAGGTGACTGCTTTGAGTGCGGTTACTTCGTTGACTTCGGATGATGTGTTTCCTGTGGTTGATAATCCTGCTAGTGCTACGGCTTCTAGTAAGATTACTTACGGCAACCTTGTTACTAACATGTCATCTAGTCTTGCACCAGGAATGGTGTTAGTAAAAAGTCAAGCAGTAACAGGTACGGCTAGTTCTGTTGTTGTTTCTGATGCATTTAGTTCGGCATATGATAATTATGAGATTATTTATACAGGTACATCGTTAGCAACAATTGATGCTCAATTTACTTGTCAACTTGGTTCAGCAAATGCAAACTATAGAACTACTCTTGTCTATGTTTCCAATAATTCAACGCCTTTAGCGGCAAGTACTGTGCAGTCTGCCTTTACTTGGGTTGGTGGCGGTTCAAGCAACGATGCATATGCTCATTTTAAGTTATTTAACCCATTTTTAACTCGTCACACTCGTATGGAAACATCAGCATACCTTGCACATCCCGATGCTGCTTTTGGACATGCTTCGGGTGTACATTCAGCAAATACATCGTTTACTGCGTTTACTTTGGCTAGTACTGCTGGGACTTTTACAGGCGGAACAATTCGCGTCTATGGATATAGGAACTAGTAATGAAAACTGAACGACCAAACATTCAAATTGATGACCTTGTGCGCCCCATGACGGATGAAGAGTACGCTAACTTATTAAAACTACAAGAATTGTCTCAAACCCCTTTAAGCGAAGGTGGCTTTGCACTGCCCAAGGTGGATGAATAATGGCTATTACTTTTCCAGCATCACCAACTAACGGTCAGGTCTTTACCTCAGGCAGTAAGTCATGGCAGTGGGATGGCACAACATGGATTTCTTATGCTGCCAACATTTCGCCATCTGTGTTAAAAGTTGACGCTACTAACGCTAGGGTTGGTATCAACAATCAGTCTCCTGCGTATGCGTTGGATGTTAACGGTACTATTGAGGGCACGCAGTTTTTGCAGGATACGGATTACTTGAGTCCGTATCAGGGTTTCCGTAACAAGATAATTAACGGTGACTTTGGTATTAACCAAAGAGTTTTTACTAGCAGTACAACATCGGGTACATATGGATTTGATAGATGGCTTTTTTTTGCTGGTGGCGGTACTGTTACATATTCAACGCAATCTTTCACTGTTGGTTCTCCTGCTGCAACTGGATATGAAGCAGTAAAGTTTGCTCGTCTAGTATCTGCGAGCCAATCCGCTTCAGGAGATTTTGCTGTTCTTCAACAACGGATTGAAGATGTACGCACTTTTGCTAACAGTACAGTTACTGTTTCTTTTTTTGCTAAAGCCGCTAGTGGCACACCTAAAGTAACTGTTGAATTGTCTCAAATTTTTGGTACGGGTGGTTCTCCATCGGCAGATGTTAATAATTATGTTGATCAAGTAACTTTGTCTACATCGTGGGCAAGATATTCGGTGACAATAAATGTTCCTAATATTAATGGTAAAACAATGGGGACTAATTCAGACTCAGCATTAAATGTAAACTTGTGGACTTCTGCTGGTTCTTCATTTAATGCGCGATTAAACACTCTTGGTATTCAAAATAATACTTTTGATATTTGGGGTGTTCAGGTTGAGCGTGGCAGTGTTGCTACACCGTTTGAACAGCGACCTATCGGCACAGAACTAGCGTTATGTCAACGGTATTATTATTCTTTGGTGCGTGGTGCAACAAACTTGCCAATAGGCATGGCGTTTTATTCTTTTTCTACACTTGTCGCTACAGTTGTTCCTTTCCCTGTAACGATGAGAATTGCACCCGCACTTGTTGCTTCATCAGGAACAGATTATTATGCTTCTGTTTATGGATTGACCACAGACACATTTAACTCATTCACATTGCAGTATTCATCCACTAACTCGGCTTATTTTTACAACAGCACTGAAACCTCTGGAACCGCTTTGCAAGGTTCAGTTTTGATAACCAACAACGCATCGGCATCTGTCGCTTTTAACTCGGAGTTGTGATGTATAACATTCAAACAACAAACAATGCAACTGTGATATGGTACGAAGAAAACGGATTTAGAATCTCGTTCACATCTGAACATAATGAACACCCTGAATATGAAAAGTATCTTGCTTGGCTCGCTGAAGGTAACACCCCCGAAGAATGGACGGCTGAATAATGGCTCGTAACGCACTCATACAAGTACGGCGTGATACCGCCGCTAACTGGACATCTACAAACCCAACTCTTGCTTCAGGTGAGATGGGATTTGAGACAGACACAGGAAAACTTAAAATTGGTACTGGTTCTACGGCATGGACATCTTTGCTGTATGCTACGGACGCTTCTGAAATTACTGGAACTGTTATTAATGGGACAACCACAACTGGTGCGAGTGGTGTCGGTTACATGGGTCTGCCTCAAAACGCTACGACCACAGGTTCTTATACGATAGTTGCGGCTGATGCTGGGAAACACATTTATTCCACTGCGACTCGCACAATAACCATTCCCTCTAATGCAAGCGTTGCCATGCCTATTGGTACAACTATTACTTTTGCTAACGCTACAGGCGCAACCGCAACTATTGCAATCACATCTGACACTTTACTTTTGGTTAGTAGTGGGTCAACTGGTTCTAGAACTCTTGCCCCATTTGGTATGGCAACTGCTGTTAAAGTTACTGCAACAACATGGATGATTAGCGGAAACGGCTTGACCTGATGGCTGGTGCAGTTTCTGGTTTAATTGGGAGCAGTAGAAGTAGTTTGTATACTACTGGAGGAACTGCCTACACTCAAGGCAACTATAATGGCGTGTATTTTTTGTCAAGTGGAACATTTACTATTATCAATGGTGTTAGAGACATTGAAGTTCTTGTAGTTGCTGGCGGAGGAGGAGGCGGAGGAGGTGCCCATAATTTTACTTATGGATATAACTCTGCTGGCGGTGGTGGAGCCGGAGCACTAGCAAATAATACAACCATCGTAAATGCCCCACTTGGTAACTACACCATAACTGTTGGTGGTGGTGGAGCAGGTGGTGCTAGGGCAGTTAATGGTGGTTTTGGTACATTCATACAGGGTAACCAAGGTGGTACTGGTAACACCTCTTCCATACTGACACCAGCAGCAGTTACTATTTCAAGAACTGGCCCTGCTGGTGGTGGTGGTGGTTTTGTTTACTATCCATATGGCTTCTCTGGTGGTACTGGCAGTGGGAATGGTACATATTCAGGGACAAATGGGTATAACGGAAGTGCTGCTAATGGTGGTGGAGGTGGCGCAGGTGCTGGCTCTAACGCATCAGCACTAGTAACTTACTATGTAGGCGCACTTGGTGGAAATACAACAACAGTTATGAATACATTTGGAAAAGGTGGAGATGGCGGTAACTGGAACAGTAGGAACGCCACTTCAGGTTATCAAGGTTCAGGTGGCGCAGGCGGTTCAGGAGCAAACGACGCAAGTTTTGGCCCTGGCTCTGTAGGTACAGGCGGAATAGTTTATTTAAGGTGGCTGAAATGAGTCACTTTGCACAAATAGACGATAACAATATTGTTATCAATGTGCTTGTCGGGGATAACAATATGCCTAATGAGGGTTATGATTGGTTTGTTGACAATCTTGGTGGAAGATGGATTCAAACATCAGTTAATACTATTGGTGGTATTCATAAGAATGGCAAAGAACCAGTACGGAAAAACTATGCTGGAATTGGTTACACTTACGACGAAGCACTAGATGCTTTTATCCCACCTAAGCCAACAGAATTTCCCTCATTTGTCGTTGACCCCGAAACAGGATTATGGACTTACCCTATTCCACGACCAGAAGGTGATGAACCTTGGGGATGGAACGAAGAAACTCAAGAATGGGTTATTATAGATATTCCAGTACTAGAAAATGAAGCGTTACCCCCAACAACAGGAGAATAATAATGTCCAATGTACAACTAGATGTCAACAAGATTGTTGAATCACTGGTAAACCAGATTTCACAGCAGGCCCAGCGTATCGCTGTCCTAGAGGCTACGATTGATGCTATACAGAAAGCCAATAACGAGGAAGTTACTGAGTAACTATGTTTAACCCAGGTGGCAAGATTTATAGGGCGCTCGTTAAGTCGTCCGACAGCACCACGGGTGAAATCTATGTGTCTTTGCCCCATGTTATGGGTGAAAATAGTTATCTACCCCTGTCCTATGTGGATAGGGAGGCAATTGGTGGTGTCTGGTCCGTACCTACTCCGGGTGATATGATCATTGTTGCAAGCGACGACGACCAGTTTTCTAATGTATTCTGGTTAAAGACAACTACTGGAACCGACGGCGGTTCAGCCTAAAGGAGACATCTATGAATTACCCCTGCATCAAACTGGTAGTGCCTACCGCACTTAAGCAGTTTAAGAACGGTCAGTTAGCACCAAGCGTTTTGGCTTCCGTTAAGACTGGCGGAAAGATGTACGCACCAGTCGCAGAGCAATTCAATAAGTTGTACGACGCCGCTCTCGCCGCTGGCTTTAAATTGAAAAATGTGGGCGACTACCGCTCATTTGAAGGTCAGTTGAATATGTTCATGGATCGCTATGTCACGACAGACACTGGTACTGGCGTTACTCGCAAGTATGACGGTAAGACTTGGTACCTCAAGAAGGGCAAAGCCCCTTCAGCCGCTCCAGACCCAACAGGGCTAAAAGGTTCTAACCACGGTTGGGGGCTAGCAATTGACCTTGGTTATGATGTCAACGGCAAACTTACCTCAATGGGTGGCAAGTGTTTTGAGTGGATGTGCACTAATGCACCCTCATACGGTTTCTACTTGCAGGGTTCAGACCCAAAGTCAAAAGAGTTTGAGGCATGGCACTGGCAGTACTGCCTCGGTGATGCCACCCCTAATGGCGCACCCGCTCCCGTAGCACCAGCCGCCGCTCCTGCAGGCGCACCCGCACTTACTTTTACTTACCCAGGAACACCCGTTAAGCAGGGTTCAAAGGGTGACTCCGTCAAGTTGGTTCAGGCAATCGTTGGCGCAAAGCCCGATGGTGACTTTGGTGCCAAGACCCATGAACTTGTCCGTAACTGGCAGAAGGCTAAGGGTCTTACTTATGATGGCGTTGTTGGTCCGACGACATGGAAAGCCATGTTCGGCTGATAAACAGTGGCGACTAAAAAACGAGGATTAGGTCCAGGCGCTCAAAGCGTCTGGGACAGGTTAGAAGAAGGAAAACGGGACGGCGGTTCCACTGGTCGTGTAGATCCATCTACGGGCGCCCGTCTGCCACCCACAAACCTCTACGCAGGTATGAATGAACTCATACCTAGCGGTGATGACTTTGGTGTCTACTGGGTACAACCAGTAGATCAGTACTACATGGGTCCGACCAAGAGTTCTTGCGTCGTGGCCCATGTGTTCGTACCTGTCGCCACTAAGGATGAAATAACTGAAGACATGGGCATTGGGGACAGCGTTGATGAGGGGTTAAGTATCCTTTCTAAGCAGTTCTCTAGGATTAAAAAAACTGACCGCTCTAAGGGCGGATCGTCATATAACATCCTTGGCTATGTGTATGTGATGTTTCGTAACCGCGCTGGAGTCACCAGTGGCGTTTACAAATATGGACCCATGCCGTTAGACATCTACCGCAATTATCGTGAGTACAGTTCTAAGGGTAAGGGTATTAGGCAGATTCTTGAACCATTTGGATACACTAAGAGCAATTGGCCCGTTTAACAACAAGGAATTACAATGAGAGCATTTCTAGCCATGTCAGCATGGTTGGCGTCAATCGTTTGGGTAATAGTAAGCGTTATCCTTATGTCCCCCATGACAGGAATCGCCCTACTGATTAGTTGTTTCATATCGTTCCTAATATTCAAGGACACCATGAATGCCGTCCAGGCGGTAGGTCCTGTGTATTGGATTTGTAGAGATGTGGTACCTGTGGGTACACCATTTATTGCATTTGGTTTTATGCGCCAAACATCTGCGCCGTGGCGCATCGGTAAGGGCATCCAAATAAAAGTTCGGAAACATACCTTCCAAATTGGTATTTCTAAGGTAGGTTCTGACATGTCTGACGATGATGGTCTGATGACCGCTGTTCAGGGGCGCTTCCTTAAAGACAAAGCAAAAGAAATCAGGGACTGGAAATGATGCGACGCAAGCCTAAGTCTGATCTCCCAAAGATTGCCCGACTCCAAAAGATGACTAAGTCAGAATTAGCCACATGGGGAGAGCAGTGCCTTATCTACACTTGTCAGTCATTTGATAACTGGCGCTACCGAGATGGTACTAACGATGAGGTACTCCAGGCCGCTGAAGTATTCCACGAGATATTAAAAGAAATCGCCTCCAGAGATATCAGTAAGTAACCCTATGTTGCTTTTTGTTTTATACTTACTCTTATGAGTGAAGAATCAGATATTGAAGATACGGAATACAACGAAGATATTGGTGACTACCAAGAGGAAGAACTAGACGAAACATCTACGGAATTCGTTGACCAACTGGTCATGAAGTTAATCGTCTTTACCGAAGAGTTCACTAATGTCACCTTGTTCCCTTATCAGGTCCCAATTGCTTATCGGATCATTGAATCAATTGTCCTTGGCGACGGTGAAGAAATAACCCTCGTTGCTACCCGCCAATCGGGTAAGTCTGAGGTTCTTTCTAATGTCATGGCATCCATGATGGTCATTCTCCCGCGCCTGTCCAAGGTCTATCCCACATGGCTGGGTAAGTTTGAGAGGGGCTTTTGGTGCGGTGTGTTTGCCCCCGTTGAGGATCAGGCTGACACCGTGTTCGGTCGTATCGTCAGTAAGTTGACCAGCGAACACGCCATGAACTTCCTGCTTGATCCCGAGATTGACGACAAAGCAGCATCAGGTGGCGCCCGAGGTAAGGGTCGCATTATCAGCCTGAAGAAGTCAGGGTCACTCTGCCGTATGCAGACCTGTAACCCTAAGGCAAAGATTGAATCTAAGACCTACCACTTCGTCATGATTGACGAAGCCCAAGAGGCTGACGAGTTCATGATTTCTAAGTCAATTAAGCCAATGTTGGCGTTCAACAACGGTTCTATTGTTCTTACGGGCACGGCTACTAGGAATAAGTCTTACTTTTATAAGATGATCCAGTTTAATAAGCGCCGTGACACAAACGCCAGACGGGGCCACAGACAGGCACACTTTGAGTACGACTGGCGAGTTGCCGCTAAATACAACGATAACTACGGCAAGTTCATTGCTAAGGAAAAGACCCGTATTGGTGAAGATTCTGACGAGTTCCAAATGTCCTACTGCAACAAGTGGATTTTGGAAAAGGGTATGTTTGTTACCGAGGAGCGCCTAGAGCGCCTGTACGACCCATCTATGGCTATTGTGAAAAAGTGGTGGCGTAGCCCCATTGTCATGGGTATAGATGTGGCGCGAACCAATGACTCCACCGTGGCTACCGCAGTATGGGTTGATTGGGACCACCCTGATGGGTTTGGTTTCTTTGAGCACCGCGTCCTTGACTGGTTAGAAATTAACAATGTTGAGTGGGAACAGCAGTACTTTGAGATGATTGACTTCATCCGTAACTTTGATGTCTACCGCATTGGTGTGGACTCCCAAGGTGTGGGCGGCGCTGTCACCGAGCGTCTACAACTCTTGCTCCCTGAGATTGAGGTGTTGGCTGTTTCGTCTGATGCCAAGACTCAGAACGAGCGATGGGTCCATCTAACCGAGTTAATGCAACGGGAACAGTTGATTATTCCTGGACACTCCAAGGCTCGGCGCACCCGATCATGGAAGAAGTTCAACCAACAGATGTGTGACCTTGAAAAGATTTACCGCGGTCCGTACCTATTAGCAGCCGCCCCTGATGAGAAGGGTGCGTTTGACGACTACCCCGATTCACTAGCAATTGCTTGCAGTATGACAGCACTAGAGGTAATGCCAATGGTAGAGTCATTTAACTCTCCCTTTTACAGGTAAACTATGCTACGATAAGTGGAGATAAACCCCTACTAGGAGGAATCCATAGATGGCAGTTGCACCTGTTCCCATGTTTCCAGAAAAAGGCACCCCAGTGTTTGAGCGTTCGTACGCCCCAAGCATCCCGGGTAACCGTGGCCCGCTCCGCTTTGAAGAAGGCGTAGCCACCGATACCGATGTCCCTTATGACTTCGGCGTTGGTGCTTACGAGGACACCGCTCCGTCGCCCATGCGACAGAACCATAACAACCCTGAGATGTTCTACAAGTACGCTGAGGAAACAATGCGCGAGCGCGCCCATGTTGGGTCTGCTTCGTGGATTGAGGCCCCGACCGTGCTCGGTGAGTTCGTACAGGGTTCAATGGCTGGAGATCACATCCCGCAATTTGAATACTCGTACAACACGGGTGGTCACATGAACCGCCCGAACCCAACAGTCGTTTACGACTGATCATGGGCACTGCCGAGGGTTTCTCGGTAACTGGCCCAGTACCGAGTAGCACGATTGGGTCATCTCCGGAATTGTCTACTTATGAGGCAGTTGCGGGGATGTTTCGTCGCGTCCAAAAAAGTAATGAACTAGTTACGGCGCGCGCTGAGAACTTTGGTGTTGCCACCAAGGTCTCTAACCCGTTTGTGCCTAGCCCCTTGGGTGGTAAGCGGTCATTAAATATGCCCCGTTATGCATCAGGTATTGGTGAATTCATTATTGACCCAATGCAAAACTTCAAGTCTGAAAAGTTAGACCTAGAGGGCCGTAAGTACGGTAAATCTATGATCACTAATCCAGGTCAGAAGTTTGATTCTAATAAAATGCGCCGTAAGGGCGTGACTTCCTACAACCGCTATAAGTCTAATAAGCCTTCTTATATTGCTGGTCAGTTTGGTCATGCTTTGTATACCCCAGGAAAGTTTAAGGTTCTGTGATGGCTAAGAAAAAAGAAACATCAGCACCAGCACCAGCAGCACCAAAGAAGCGTCTGGCAACGCCAAAGCGTGATACTACCAATACAGAAAGTTTAGTTGATCCAGGGTATATTGTCCCAAAAAAAGCCGTATCATATAGAGATTTTCCTGTTGAAGACAGAGAACATATTGATCGTTCAATGGCAGATGCTGGTATGAAGGCGTATGGTCATCCAATACTCATGGCTGATTCTGTAGCAAGTCGTGTGAACGCCATTCAAGCCGCAATTGGGCGTCTACCCGCGGGTTCATATACTCCTGAAGGTTATGATTGGTACACAGATCACCAATCTGGCTATCGTGATGTTGCTAACAGAACTGGCACACGCATTGGTAGCATCGTTGATGCCGCTGGTGTACTAAGTGTCAAGAATACACCAAAACAAGAAAGAATAGCCACTGAATCGGCGGGCCGTATTGCTGGAAACCCAGATCGTATGGTAGAAATTACACCTGGGATGGTTCCCCACATGGGTAATCCCGACATTGCCGCAGGGGAACAACGCATTGGTGATTTATCAGATGAAGGTGTTGCTCACCTTGGTTATGCTGAGAGTCAAGCGATTAGAGACAAGCACGGTATACCGCAAAATAATCCTGTACCTCTTGATGAAAGACACCTTTCAAGAGAAGTTACTGGAGTAACTTTAAATTCAGCGGGCCGTAAGATTGCAACTAAGGCTGTTGCTGTTGTTCGCGGAAAAACATTTGATGAAGTAAATCAAGTAGGAGCAGTCCCTAAGACTCGTAATTTCTCACGAGCAATCCAACTCGCTAGTCCAGAAGAAAATGCTTTTAATAATGAAATATTCCGAAGAAGGGCACAAGCACCCACATTTGTAGAAGGCAATGGAAAAGGTAGAACAAGAACATTTCATCAGAGTCATTTATGGTCCGCGGCTGAAGAAACTGGATTTGATCCATCAAAGTCTGACGAGGCAGTTGAAGATTACGCAATGAATCACCTAAGTGCTAAAGAAGCCGCCCGACAGGGTACTACAGGGGCAACCTCAAGAGAAGCACAAAATATTGTACAGCCTGCAAAAGGTACAAAGACCTTTGATCCGTCAGTTAAAACTGAAGAGATTAGGCATGCCTACAATGAAGAAGCCACCCGCCAATCCGCCGAGCATTTTAGTTTTGATGATGAGCATATTACTCCCCGAGCCGCCCAAGCCATTGCATGGGTGGAAGAGCGGCGACATGTACTTGGCGAAGATGAAGAGTACAACGCAGCCCAAAAACAACTTGCTAAGGACGCCAAAAAAGCAGCCAAAGAAGCAAGTAAGTCACCAGTAGCAGAAGTCAAAGCACCACCTACTCCTGAAGAAAGAGGACAACTTACATTGTTCTAATTGTTATCGCAATAACAGTACTTTCTAGGCTCTGATAACCTTTCCTTCCCAGTAGAAGGAGAGAGTATGCGCCCGTCAGATGCCGCATTAATTACACAATATCTTACGAGACTTGCGCCTCGTGGTCACACAGAGGAGCAAGAGGTGCTACGGTTGATATCAGTTCTTGGAGGAATCCAGAAAATGTCACACAATAAGGAGCAGAAAGTTGAGCGAGTTAAGTAATGAATTGCTCTCGCGTGGTCCAATTAATTGGGGGTGTGGTATTGCCACTCTCAGGGACGAACTTCACGGAGATGAACTAACCGCACTAAATACTGCATTAGAAAGAATTATGACTGACCCCGGTAAGGGTAGGTCTAAGGTATATTCTTCTATGTGGTTAGCGAATGTGCTAGTTAAGCACGGACATCAAATTAGCCGAAGCACCATAGAACGACATATAAAGGGGAAGTGCAGTTGTGGCAAGCCTTAGTGATGATCTAGGAACACCCCCAGCAAAAGCAACATTGGGAAAGATTGCGGAGTTATTAAACCGCAATAACATTGATGTTGAAGAAGTGGGATCAATCAAGCGCGTATCCCTCTACCAGTCACTCACTAAGAATGACCAAGGTCAGGCTGAGGTTCACGACCTCATGGGTATCCAATTCAATCCCAAGTGGGCTGAAGGACCTGATTGGCCCGTGGTACAACCAGGGCCGTCAATCAAACTCCCAGTACGCAAAGTAATACAAAGTAATACAGAGGGATACAAAGTAGCGGTTATCCTCCCTGACATGCAGATCGGTTACTACCGAAATGCTGACGGGAGTCTTGAACCCACCCATGACGAAGAGGCTCTCTCTATCTCCATGGCGATTATCAAGAAGTTGAACCCTGACCGAATCATCATGGTCGGTGACAACCTTGACTTTCCTGAGTTCGGTAAGTACCGTCTCAGCCCAGCATATGCAATTACCACTCAGGCGTCTATTGACCGCGCTACGACTCTGTGCGCTGAGTTACGAGCCGTCGCACCAAACGCCGTCATAGATTGGATTTCAGGTAACCATGAAGAACGCCTCGTCAACTTCATCTTGGACAATGCAAAGGTTTCGTTCGGCTTGCGTCGGGGGAACACTCCGGATTCTTGGCCTTGCCTTAGTGTGCCTTACCTATGCCGTTTCAATGATTACGGGGTTAATTATGTGGCTGGCTACCCTGCTGGACAAGTATGGATTAATCAAAGGCTCAAAGTCATCCACGGAAACAAGGTCAGGTCTAACGGTTCAACCGCCCACGCCTACCTCAACGACAGCAAGGTATCCGTCATCTACGGGCACATTCACCGTAGGGAATGGGCTGAACGGTCACGAGAAGACTGGGATGGGGCAAAGACCATCATGGCGGCGTCCCCAGGGACACTAGCCCGCTGTGACGGTGCCGTACCCAGCACTAAGGGCGGTATTGACCTAGACGGTCGCCCAATGACCATTGTGGAGGACTGGCAACAGGGTCTAGCGGTTGTATCTTATGAGGATGGTGAAGGCGCCTTTTGGTATGAACAGATACCTATCCATAATAAGACCGCTTTTTTCCGTGGTAAGGTTTACTCTCCGGAATGATTGGTGGGGGTCGTATGTCTGACAAGGAAAACCTTAAGGCAGTTGTTGTCGTTTGGGATGACGCCTTTGACGGACCTGGTGGTTGGATTGACCCAGCCAAATACGAACCACGCATTATTGACCCCATTACTATTGGCTGGGTTATAGATGAATATGCCGAGAAGTACCTGACCTTGTACTCGTCCTTCTATTATGACGATGATGGTATACTTATTTGTTCAAATCCTATGCATATTCCTCGTGGTATGATTAGGTCTATTACTCCCGTAAAGATAAAGAAGTCAGGGGACAGTTGATGGGTCTACGCCGTAGGAATAGAGGATCACGCGCTGATACTCGTCGTGGTGAATTGTCACCCGCTGAAATTGCAAAGCATGGACCACAAAAGCCTGATGATGGGTTTTCTATACGCACATCTGGTCGTGGTGCAGGTGGTCCTGCTCGTAATGTTCTTTCTGTTGGTTATGCACCCGAATCAGGTCGCGGGGCTGAAGTTCCAGTAGACCCCTCTGAACCTGCAACTACCCAACTTCTTGACTTTAACCGACGAAACGCAGATGTACTGGGTTCCCCAGGCGCAAATATGATTCAAGGTGGCTGGCATGACCCGTCAACTGGCATTGTCCAGCAAGATACCTCTGTAGCACTACCAAAAACTGCTGGTGGTCTTGAAGCCGCTATGCAAATTGGGGCATTGGGTCGTCAAGATTCCATAGGGAATGTTGGCCCTAATGCCAAAACCCCATATATCGGTGACATAAAAATCCCTACGCACCTACATCCAGAGCAATTTTGGCATGAGGGAACTTCACCCCTTGTGACAGACAAGGGCATTGACCCCACATCGGGACGACGCCGTGTAAGCATTCTTCCACCTCGTCAAGAAATGGTCGGCGTAGAAGCATCAATTTTAGCCGAACAACTCGGATTACCTAAGGATTAACCCCAATGCCCGTTGACTTTTGGTCACCATCCTATAGAGCATCATCCAGTGACCTCACGGTTTCTATCTCGCCTTTGGGCTTGGTGGAATTAGCCGATGAGGAATTTGAAGTACATGGACCGCGCCTAAACCGCTATTCATCGTGCTGGGCATGGTACCTCGGTCACCACTGGTCTTACCGTCGTGAGATGGGCGAACAGAACATCACGATGAACTATGTCCGCACCATGTCGGACTACATCACTAACTTCTGCTTTGGTAAGGGTATCCAGTTCAAAACGCCAGAACAGAACGCAGCCATTATTCCGCATTTGCTACAAACAGTATGGGAACAACATAACTCTAAGCACTATGTCTTATGGGAAATGGGTCAATTGGCTGGTGTAACTGGTGACTGCTTCGTCAAAGTCGCCTACGAAGAACCCTTTATTGACTCTGCTGGTATTACCCATGCTGGTCGTATCCGTATTATCCCGCTGAACCCAGCGCATTGTTTCCCCGAGTATCACCCACACGACCGTGATCGCATCCTGCGGTTCAAGTTGAAGTACCGCTTTTGGGGCACCAGCCCTGAGGGCACCCGTCAGGTGTACACCTTTACCGAAATCCTGACTGAGGATTCCGTAGAGCAGTACATTAATGATGAACTGATTGATCAGTACGACAATGCAATTGGTGTTATCCCGATTGTCCATATCCCTAACATGACTATCTCGTCATCACCATGGGGTCAGTCAGACATTTGGGACATCATCTCTCTGAACCGCGAACTAAACGAAAAGATGACCGAAGTATCGGACATCATCAACTACCACGCCGCACCAGTCACTATCATCACTGGCGCCAAGGCAAGCCAGTTGGAGCGTGGACCTAAGAAGGTCTGGGCTGGTCTTCCTAAGGAAGCCAGTGTGTTCAACCTTGAATCCAGCGGAAACATGGCTGGTGCACTGGAATACATTCAGTTCATTAAGCGCGCCATGCATGAAATTACTGGCGTACCTGAAACAGCCTTAGGTCAGTTCCAACCAGTCTCTAATACATCAGGCGTGGCATTGGCTATCCAATACCAGCCAATGATGAATAAGTACAACCAAAAGAAGATTCACTTCACTAAGGGTCTAGAAAAGATCAATGAAGTAATCATCCGTACTGCGGCTGTCTTTGAATCGCAAATGCTTCAGTACAACCCAAGCCTTGCGGCAATGCCCGAACCTGACCAGGCATACGAACTTGACCCCGCCGACCCCGTTACCTACCAGACTCAAGTCCACTGGCCTGAGCCATTGCCTGTTGATGTTCTTATCAAACTTAACGAAGTTCAAGCCAAGATGGCTCTTGGTTTAGAATCCAAGGAAGGTGCATTGCGCGCTCTTGGTGAAGAGTTCCCACGAGAGAAATTGCTTGAAATCTTTGAGGAATTGCGTGACGACGCATTGGACCAAGGTGCACTAGATATGGTGCGCGCTCAAATACAACAGGCAGTAATGATTACTACTGGTATTTTCCCCGGACAAGGTGGAGAGAATAGTGTAGTATCTGGTGGTGAAAACACAGCCGAAGGACAAGCAGGTCCTCCTATGGGAGAGATCGGTGACGCCGAAGGACAGATGATTAACAACATAATCCAACGAGCATACGGAGCAAGGCTTGCCCAGCGTCGTGTGCCCGACGAAGAATAAAACCGTTATTTAACAATTGCTAATAAAAGCCCAACAACAAAGAGGTAAGGAAAATGAGTAACGCCTTTAATGGTGACGGGATTATGATCCCCGTTGAAAGCACACCCCAAGAACAGCAAACCCCCAAGACTGAGGGTCGCGTGTTCTCTGAGACTGAGGTTGAAGCAATTCGCCGTCAGGAGAAGGACAAGTTGTACCGACGCGTTGAAGACGCTGACGGTCGTGTCAAGACCCTTGAGGAGCAATTGAGCATCATCGCTCAGGAGCGCGAAGCCGCTCGCAAAGAAGCCGATGAGCGCGCCAAGACTGAGGCTGAAATCCTCCGCCAGCGCGAAATCCAAGAACTCAGCGCAAAAGAACTCCTCGCCAAGCGCGAAGATGAGTTCAACCAACGCATTAACCAGGTTGAGCAGGAATGGCGTTCCAAGTTTGAAGACATGGAACAACAGCGCCAGGTGCAGGAAGCGCTTCTTGAAAAAGAACGCCGCATCCAGCAAATTGAGTCTTATCGTCAGCGTCGTTTGACGGAAGAACAAGAAACAATTATCCCGGAATTGATTGACCTCATTGCGGGTAATAGTGAAGAAGATATTGAAAACAGTATTGCAGTACTTCGTGATCGTAGTAGTGCTATAATTGAATCAATCCAACAGGCAACCTCACAAAGTGGTCGTCTGCGGGGACCGCAGGTAACTGCGCCCCCGACTGGGCCAATGGACAACCAACAGGAATACCAAACGATGTCTGCGGATGATATCCGTAATATGCCGATGGATCAGTACACGAAAATGCGCGAACGGCTCATGCAAGCGACTCGGAACTCCCGAGGCCGTTTCTAAAACCAAATAACCCAACAACTAACTATCCACGGAGGATATTAAAATGGCCCTTCCCGCCCCAGTAGGAGGTGCGATTACCGGAGCAGGTCTTGGTTCAATTACCACGACCGGTTATTCCAGTGACGCAACTCTTTCACCCGCAATTCAACAAATTTGGTCCAAGGAAATCTTGTTCCAAGCCATGCCAGTTCTGCGCTTTGAGCAGTTCGCAGTAAAGAAGACCGAATTGGGCGTTCAGCCTGGTTTGACCATCAACTTCATGCGATACAACAACCTCAGCGTTGACGAATCAGCAGGCGCCACGCTCACTGAAGGTGTGCGTATGGAGCCTGTCGCATTGTCAGCAAGCCAGATTCAGATCACAGTGACCGAACATGGTCAGGCAGTTGCCGTTACGGAACTCTTGCTTAATGCGGCATTTGACGATGTCATGGCTTCGTCTTCACGCTTGCTCGGTCGCCACATGGCACAGAGCATGGACATCCAGGCCCGTAACACGCTGTACAAGGCTGGCGTTCCTTTCGGTGGCGGCTCTGCTGTCGCTCCGTCAGTTGTCTTCGGTCGCACCGCCGCTTCGGCTCGTGGCGCACTCAGCCCGTACGACGCTGGTACCCTCGGCTCGGCTTCTGCACCTGGCTACCTCTCGCCTGCTTCCATCAAGGACGCAGTTGAAGTTCTTGCTGGTCAGAACATCCCGCGTTTGGGCGACACCTATGTCTGCTTCGTTCACCCCGCACAGGCTCGTTCGCTCCGCGACTGGCCCGAATTCATTGAAGTCACGAAGTACGCCGCACCTGGCAACTTCATGCTCGGTGAAATCGGTCGTATCTACGATGTCGTGTTCATTGAAACCACGCAGGTCAAGAAGGGCTTGGACGCAACTGCGTCTGGCGCCCCGTTGTACGAACTTGGCGCAACCCTTGACAGCAACGCTTCGGCGGGCTTCCAAGAGAACGCTGACGCTTACAACGCCATCATGATCGGTGACAACGCATTTGGTCACGCCATTGCATTGCCAGTGGAACTCCGTGACGGTGGTGTCATTGACTTCGGTCGTGAACACGGTTTGGCTTGGTACGCAATTTGGGGCTTCGGAGTTATTACTCACGAATCCCGCGTTGTTATCAACACCCTCGGTGGTTCAATTTCCTGATTCTTAGAATCAAACTAATGTTGGTGGTGGGGGAGAAATCCCCCACCATTAATAATTTCATAAAACAAACAATAGGAGAAACCCATGACATCGCGTAAAAATACGATGGCTTTTGCAGAACAACAAGATGACATTGATGAAGCAGTGGAAGTCTTGGAACAAACACCTAAGGCAGTAGCACCAGCCACTGCAAGTAACTCTGATGACAACTTCGTTGTTGCCCGCGTTAAGGGAACATGGAAGATGTATTGGGGTCGCACTACTTTTGATTTTGTAGATGGTAAGCGCTACAAACTCCCCCGTGACTTGTACGACTACCTCGTTCGTCACTCCAACATCTACGACACCGTTTGAGGTAACTAATGGCACTGATCGTCCCCAACGCTACTGCGACAGGGTCTTCTAACAAGTATTCAAACATTAACCAAGCCGAACCCGACTCGGTTGACTTTGAAGCACTTGGGAACACTCTGAACTATATCCGTAGTGGCGGTGGGGTTACGGTTGCAGATGGCAACACAGTAAATGTTGCCGCTGGTGTAGCCATTATTAATGGAGTGCCCTACTCTTTTGCGGCGGACAATTTTCTCTCCACCCAAGCCACTCAGACACGGTTTGACCTTGTTGTGGTTCGTCTAGCAGGAAGTACCGCCGCACTTACGGTGGTAGCGGGCGTTGAGAACGATACTAACCCTACGCTCCCACAGAGTACTAACACTCTTGCTAGTGGAACTAGTCCTTTAGTTGGTTCTAATTATTACCCAAGTACTGATGCTCTGATTGCGACTGTATATCGTATCCCATCGGGTTCCTTAACTGACGCAAATATTGTGGACAAGCGCATCATAAACTCAGCGCCCGTTACCTATGCATCTGCGTCTGCTCCTACAACTAATGCTAAGGATGTCATTGGAGATACTGTTATCTCTGGTGGCGTTACTTATGTTAGAACGACCTCGGGTGGCTGGTCGGCATTGTCAACAACGGTTGATGTTGAAGGAGCAAAGATTCCCATTGGTGGCATTTTTGCCTTTGCTGGTACGCATAACACCACCGCCTCCCCAAACGCCGCTTTTTATCTTGAGTGTAACGGTCAGGGATTATCTAAGAGTGGCGAATCTAATAAATATCTATCATTATTTAATGCTATTGGTTATTCTTTTCCTAATCCATCTACTGGTTTATTCCCAACTAGTGGAGATACTTTTTACTTACCAAACTTAACTGGTGAAACTGGTGTAGTTGGGGCAACCTCAGCAGAAATCAGTACTAACGGTAAGGTAGCCAGTTCAGCAAATACGGCTACCCTAGACCTCGCTAAACTTCCCGCCCACGACCATACATACAGCACCGTTGTTGGTAACAAATCTGGAACAACGAGTTTTGGTAATATTACTGGTAACCCTGCAACTAACTACTCTTTAACTGGGAGTATGTCTGGTACTGGACATGCTCACTATACCTATGGTGGTGTACCAGGTGGTACTAAGTATTTTGCTATCAGATCATCAATTCCGCTAAATACACCCCACTATGAAGCGGATTATTATCCTGGTAATTACGGTGGTACTGGAATGGTTCTTACATCAGATTCACCTACGGACATTACAACTGGCACTACTAGTTCTGGTGGCACCCCCACAGTTACACTACCAACATCAGTTAATATTACTGTTCCTGTTGGTAGTACAACTACTACTATTGATGTGGGTACTGTTGCAGGTACTACGGCCCCTAATGGTTCTACTAGTGCATTCAGTATCCTTTCTAAAAGCATTCGCGTTCGCTGGTTTATTCGCCACACATGAGTGATACGCCTATTGAACCAATTGAAAATGTTGCCGCGGAGCAGATCATTCTGAAGCGCGGTTTTATGGTCCACCGACTGCGTGATACCCAACCTGGCGTTAATCAGGCCGCCCAAGACTCAATTCCGGGAGCAGGTTCCGGCGATCAATAGTAAGATAGGTGTTCATGGCAACCATCACAGATGTTGAAACAATTGCAAGAACCTATCTACGAGATTTCCCGAAGTTCTTTCAGGTATCTTTTCCCGTAGTAGGGCGTACATATGAGTTGGGTCATATCAACATTGACACCAGCACTATTTGGGTTGCCAAGTACTCAGGCTCAGGATCAGCCTCAACATTGGCTCCCAGCGAATACACGATTGACTCCCGTAATGGTGTTGTTCGTCTGTCTAACACCCTGTCGTCAAGCACCACATTGTTAGTTGAGGGTTACTATTATGAATGGGTTACCCCAGATGATCTTTCTTTTTACGCCCAGCGCGCCGTTGAAAAACACACGGTTAACCTAAAATATAAACTTGAAGAAATGTCTGATGTTGTTATTAACGCCATCGGCATTGCCACGATCTGCGAAGCACTTTGGGCGCTAATGACTGAGTTCAGTCGTGACATTGATGTTATGACCTCAGAATCAATCCACATCCCAGCCAGCCAGCGTTTCCGTATGGTGCAAGCATTACTGGCGCAGTGGGAAGGCGAATACAAGCGACATGCCGCCGCTCTTAATATCGGCTTTGACCGTATTGAAGTGTTCACCCTTCGCCGTAACTCGCGTACCACGAACTACCTTGTTCCCTTGTACCGCCCGCGCGAACTTGGTGATTACACAATGCCTGAACGCCTATGGCCCACCATTGATGCAGGTATTGTGGAAACTGAGACTAAGGAAGAGGACCTCCGTACGGATGTTCTTATTGACGGCGCAATTCCTACTGGATCATTCTCTAACATCGCGTATTACTGATAGCCATGGATGTCCGCAGAGAGTTATCCGTTATCAGGAAGCATTACCGCTCATATCATTCTCAGGCTGGCGAAGCCATCGTATGGTATGAGTTTGTACCACTGGGCACTAGCGCCTCAGCATCCAGCCTCTACGATGATGTTTACGACGAAGGTACCTATGGTAATGGCGGTCGTCGCTACAAGACTGGTGTAGTCGTTCCTGTCTTGATGATTACGGAATCTGAGGATCAGAAGCGCGCTATTCCTGAGGGTCGTCAACCCACTCAATTAACTAACTTTGTGGCATCTATTGATGACTTCCGAGCCGCTGGTATTTCTGCCCCTTGGGAATATCAAAACCGCCTTAACGACATGTTCCAGTATGACGGGCGCTATTTCAGCGTGGTGTCCTACCGAGTCCGTGGTCGCGCCCGAGATGATGTCATGCTCGTTGTTGAGGGTATTGAGACCTACATCTCTCAGGAAATGGTTAATGATCCTGGTCCCGCGGCTTATTCAATTTCTGACCTTCCTTGGCCCACATCAATAGCAAATTTAGGATAAAATACATGTATTGGAGATGCGCGTCTTCAATGCACATTGCCTAGATTCTCAAAGGAGGTAGTTATGTCTTTCTATACCTTTGGCATCAAATCTATGGCTTATAGAGATTCTTTAATACCTATCTCTGATGATGATCCAATTGTTCAGATGTTTGAATTCTTTAATGGTAAGAACAATAAGTTTAATAAGGCTGTCATGGACGGTATTAAAAAGTACGAAAAAGAGGCGCGCTCTAATCTAAGTATGTACCCCGAGTGGGCTGATATTGCTTCCCACCTCACGGTTGAACTCTCTACGGATGGTCAATCACTTTCATATTCCGTACAGGGTGGCTCTGATATTGAGCAAAAGTACATGGAACTTGAGTATGGTGGTCCTAATAATGGTGCTGGTGGGCGTGTTCGTTCAATGGCAAATAGCGGAGACATTCTGGCTAAAATCCTAGACAATGCCCTAGAAGAGGTTATGTAATGACTAACCCCGGATTCCTTTTAGCAGAAGATGCCGCTGTAAAGGCCCGTTTCTCGGGTATGACCGTAACAGATGATAAGAATGCCGCACGACCCGTACAGGTGTTCTTCCGTTACCCTGAGGGTGACACAGAGCGAACCTACCCATTTATTACCATTGAAATGATTGACATTGTTCATGCCTTGGATCGTCAGCATTCAGAAGTACAGTTATATGCTTCCACTAGCGGAGCCGCTTCTTTGCAATATACGGGGCCAAACGCTCTTCAATACTGGCCTAGCGAGCACTATAATTTTACACAATTTGCTGCGTCTGCTTCTATGGTTGCCACCAATGAATTTGTACCAGTAGATATCCTATATCAGGTGTCTACTTACACCCGCTCTGCATTGCATGACCGCCAACTTAGTTCTCAAATGCTCCATAGTCGCGCTCGTTTGCGTTATGGCTTTATAGATGTACCTGAGGATGGAACCATCCGCAGATTTGATCTCCTTGATTGGGTTACAGCCGACCTCCTTGACCCTGAGGCTGGCTACCGAAAGAGGATATTTAGAAAAGTGTATACTTTAAAAATGTCCGCAGAAATGACAACTACAAGTATGGTAGCCTCTAAGCGAGTTGCCACAATTAGTAGTAGTATTTCTGATACGAACTCCAACCTGACCGAAACCTATTAAATAATCCACTGGAGGATTACTCATGGCTTATACCCGCCCCGGAGTCTATGTAACAGAATCTCCGTTAAAGACAATTGCACGAGCAGACAACGGAACCGCTACTGCGGCTTTTGTTGGTATTAACCCTCGTGGACCACTTACTCCAACCCTGATTACCTCATGGTCCGCATATACCAATCAATTTGGTGACCTTAACACCTTATATGATTTGGGTTATGCCGTATATCAATTCTTTGCCAATGGTGGTCGTAGTTGTTATGTATCTCGCGTTACTTACGCTAACGCAGTCAAAGCCACCGCTGCTTCAGTTATGTACTACCAGCCAAATAGCACTACTGCGTCAGCCTCATTGTTTAGTGCCACGGCGCTTGATCCAGGTACTTTTGGTAATGACATCACGCTAACCACAACTGCTGGCACCACCACATTAGATGTGGCTTCAAATAACTTCCCAACATTTAACTTGTCGGTTAAACTAAATGGTGTAGAAGTTGAATTATGGAATGAACTCAGTCCATCACCAAACAGTAGCCGTTATGCTCCAATTATTGTTAACAACTACTCTGCATATGTAAATCTTACTAATTTTGCCGCACAGACATCGGCATCCGCTGGGTTTACTTACACAGGAGCGAGCGTTGCTGGATTTGCTTTAAATAAAGCATTTACTGGTGGTACTGCTGGTACTGCCGCTGTCGGATCAGCCGCACCAGCAGATTGGGACACCCCATTCTCTACGGCTTTTAATGATTTGATTAGTATTCCTGAACCTCTTATTATTAACGCAGTTGGTCAATTCCGTTCTGAAATTGTCAAGTCAGCACTCGCAGTTGCCGCTACTCGCGGTGATTCATTTGTGATTATTGACCCAGACCCGTCACTTACCACGCAGGTTGGTATCTCAGCAGTGGCTAACACCTATAACTCTGATCAGGGTTATGGCGCAGTGTATTACCCAATGTTGAAGATGACCGATCCCACTAAGACTGGTGTTGGCGCAATCCGTGACACATTCCCAGGTGGTGCAGTTGCTGGTATGTTTGCTCGTACTGAGGTAGAGCGCACAGTTGCTAAGGCTCCCGCAGGTTACAGCCTTGAGGTTCGTAATGCTCTCGGACTTGTTACTCCGTTCACAGAAGTAACAGTCGGATTGTTGTACGAATCAGGTGTTAATACTTTTAAGGCAGTTCCTGGCGCTGGAATTATTATCCAAGGTGCTCGTACTTTGAACTTGAATAAGGCTGACAAATACATCCCTGTTCGTCGTACTTTAAACTATGTTAAGAACGGTTCAAAAGAACTCACTCAGTTTGCTCTCTTTGAACCCAACGATTCGCGTTTGTGGTCAAGCATTACTGTAAAACTTAACAAGTTTTTGGCTGATTTGTGGGGATCGGGTGGACTTAAGGGTCGTACCCCGAGCGAGGCATTCTTTGTTGTATGTAACTCCACAAACAACACAGCAACATCTATTAGTAACGGACAAGTGAATGTACAAATTGGTGTATCGTTGTTGTACCCAGCGGAATTTATTGTTATTAATGTAAGTCAATGGCTTGGTGGAAGTACCACCATTGAAACTATCTAAGGAGAAACATGGCAGTATTAACTCGTACCGATCCATTGCGTGACTTTAAGTTCACGGTAAAGATTGTCCCAACGGGGATTTTGGAAGATGCTACCCCGAACATTGGTAATCTTGGTTTTGCCGTTGTTACTGGACTAAGCGTTACTAACGAAATGATCCCTTATCGTGAAGGTGGTATGAATACCCATCCACACAAGATGATTGGTCAGTCAGACTTTAACCCCATTACCTTCAGTCGTGGCGTGTTTGAAGGACAAGACCAATTGTGGCGCTGGCAGCAATTCATGCATTCTTGGACTCAAGGTGCTCTTGCTGATGATGCTGGTAGTACTGGTAGCCGTAATGATTACCGTTGTAACATTATTGTTACTGTTTATGACCACCCATTCACAGCAGCAGCAGCAGATAGTTCTGGTAATGCGGGTTATTCACAGGACCCAGGGTCATTGGGTCGTGTTATCTCTCCTGGTAATAAGAAACTTGAATTCACAATCTATAATGCATGGCCCGCTGGCTATGCATTAGGTGACCTCAACGCTGGTAATAGTTCAATCATGATCCAGCAGATGACGGTTAACCATGAAGGTTTTGAAATTAACTGGAATCCAACTAACGAACCCGCAACTTCAACCCCAACCACAACCCCAGTCGCAGTCTGATACATAACACTCATTAGGGTGTATATTATGAGTACCTAACAAGGAGCATTACATGACAACAAATGTCCAGAGTTTTGACGCTATCTCTATGGAGAGCGCGCCAACCATGCCTAAGCCACCCAATACGGGTGTTGAACTTATTCGTGGAATTAAAATAGGAAGTGATTGGGTTACAAATGCAATCGTCCGGGAGATGACTGGTGAGGATGAAGAATTCCTTTCCAGCATGGAAGCCCGAACAACTTCTAACTATGGTGAGTATGTACTTGCCTTGTTGAAGCGCGTTGTTGTATCAATTGGTGATATCTCAATTAAGCAAACTCCAGTAGTTCTTAACGAGTTGATTATTGGAGATCGTGACTTACTATTCTTGGCAGTTATTCGCGCTACATACGGCGAAACGCGAGAATTCAAAGTTTCGTGCCCACATTGCAATCAATCAAACGATTTACTTATTGACCTGAACTCTGACTTCCCAATTGAGGGAGATCAAGAGTCAGTCCGCAAGCAAATCAAAGTTATCCTCAGGGATGGTTCAACACTTAACTTGAATCACCCCAACTCAGATGACAGCGCCAAGATTGGTCGTTCAGGTAAAAATACAGCGCAACAAAACACCATGATGATCGCCCGTTGCGCTCAGATTGATGTTACTAATAAAGAACAATGGGCACGAAATCTAAGCATTGCAGATCGTTCTACCATTATCAGTGCAGTATTCAACGCCAAAGTAGGCCCGAGTCCTCGGGAGGTGAATGCCCCGTGCGGACACTGTAATGAGGAGATTACATTGATGTTTGACTGGGTCTCACTTTTATTCGGTTAATATTGATAATATATACTGGGAATACAACTCCATAGCCACTGTCTACAAAGGATTTTCTTTAAATGAGGTAAAGAACATGCCCGTCAGAGAACGGCTGTTCTGGGGAAAGTTAGCACGGTGGCAAAGTAATGGAGGGTAGTCATGGCACCGCCAAATGAACCAAACATAGCAGGAAATGGCGCTACCCCTACCCCAATCACTGGCGGAGGAAGTCGTCTTGCAAAGATGACACGGGAGGCAACTTCATTGTCGGTTGCTCTTGCTGGTGTTGCTAGATCATTAGATGCCATTACTGCCAAAGGAACTAAAGCCGCCGCCGCTCTAAAGGGGATTAATGTTGGCGCTATTGGGGGTGTCACCACTGGTGTTGCTCAGGGTAGCCAAGGTCATCCAGTACTAGTTAATAGTGGTCCAGCATCCACCACTAGTAGTAACACTAACTACAGTCTTGATCCAGCCGCAAGTGGTGGTAATCGCCGCATGTCTGCAATGGAGATAATGCAACAAAGTCGTGGTGGAGCATTCACGAGTGCGGCAATGGCTATTGGTAATGTGGTTGGTGCTGGTGTTGCGGCAATGGATTCGCGTATTGCGCGAGGTTATGAATATTCATCATCAGCCGACAAGATGTCAGTTATGTATCAACAAATTACTGGTCTCAGTAATGCTGGTGTCCGTAATGCTTACCGCCAACCATTAACTAACTACCGCCTCGGTACTAACGGTATTAATGCCCTAATGGGAATGCAGGCATCTACTGGTATTAGTGCTCTTGGTAATGCATCCACTGTTGAGGGCTTAAATGCTCTATCGGGATACAGCCTCGGTGCTGAGGGTGTTACTAATATGCTTACTAGTTTAGGTAGCGCCCAAACTACTAACCGCATGTTCATGATGACTGGTCAAAGTCTATATATGCCTGGGGGTGGTCAGCGTAGTGGTACTGAAGTTATCCAAAACCTAGCGCGAGCATCAGGTTTAACTAATCTCAGAAACCCTGGCGGTGCCTTACAGCAAGGTAGTAATACGCGTTCCCGCTTAGCAGATATGGGTATTGACTCTGCCACTCAAGACATAGTTATCCAATATGCAATGGCAAACCAGCAGTATGCTGCTAAGGGTGGCAAGGGTATGTATGACCCTTCTAGCAAGTCTCAGAGGGAGTTTGTAGGTATTGAAGACAACTTCGCTACACAGATTGAAGAAACCACGCGCGTCAAAACTGGGCGCGAAGAAGATTTCTATGGTCGTCAACAGGACAACTTTGCCAAACTTGAAAAGACAACTCAAAGCCTTGAACGGGCATTTGGGGACCTTGAGGATAGGCTTTCAGGAATTGTTGGTAAGGCTATTGAAACCAAGCCTCAGCGAAAGGCGACTGGTGGTGTACTTAAGGCATTAGGTCCAGCCGCAATGATGGCTGGTGCGGCTATTTCTACCACTGGTGTTGGCGCCGCTGTTGGTGTGCCATTAATGATACTTGGTGGTCTTGCAACTGCATTCGGTGGTGCTATGGATGGTCCTGCTGGTGACCCAGGTCCTGGTCGTAATCTACCCTCAATGGGTAAAACTGGTGATCCAAATACATCAGGTGTCACAGGGAAAATGCACCCCACCATGCAACAGCGTGTGGATCAACTAATTGCCGCATCTGGTGGAAAAGTTGGATTGGGTACAGGTTACCGTAGTAAAGCCGCCCAAGAAACTATGTTCCGCTCGCGTTATCGTAAGACCTCTAGCCCTGTGGATGCTGAAGGTAAAAAGAACTGGGAATGGGATGGCTCTTACTGGGAGCATGTGAGTGGTGCTCAAGCCGCTCCTCCTGGTCGCTCAATGCACGAAATTGGTCTTGCGGCTGACTTAACTGGTGACATGAGTTGGGTTACCGCTAATGCCGCCCGCTTTGGTTTGAAGCACTTTGAAAGTATGGGGGAGCCTTGGCATGTCCAGCCATCGGAACTTCCTAATGGTCGTACTGAATACGAAAAGCAGGGCCGCCCTTGGGGTGGTGAGCCAATGTCATCAGGAGGTGTCTCATCTGGAAGAACTGAACACACTGATGATGCTTACGGAGGTGGTGGTACCACTAACGCAGGCGTAACTACTGCATCTTTTGCGGGTATGAGCATGGCTGATGCTATCTCTGCGTTCCGAGCAAGTGGATTTCTTGGTTCTACTGGTTTAAGTGGTGGAAAAGGTAGCCCGCGGCGCCGAGGTGGTGTTGGTTCATCCACTATGCCTACTAAGTCTGGTGGTCAACTAACTGGTGAAGATGTAGCACGATATGCATACAACGCTGGTTTCCGTGGTGAAAACCTAGTTAAAGCAGTGGCTATTGCTTACCGTGAGAGTAGGTGGAATGCGGGGTCGTATAACCCTAATGCCTCTACTAAAGATTTGTCGTACGGCCTCATGCAGATCAACATGATCGGCGCTCTTGGACCATCACGACTTAAGCAATTTGGTCTTTCTAGTAATGAAGAATTATATGACCCAGCGATAAACATGAAAGCCGCCTTCCAAATGTCTGGCGGTAAAGACTTCTATGCGTGGGGTCCATATAAGGGTAAAGACGCTTTATATAGCACTAACCCTGAGGCGGCTCGTCAGGCAGTTATAAATGCAGGATTTAGTGATACAGGTGACCCTGACCTCCGCACCTCATCACGAGGTAGTGGTATGAGTGTTTCTACTTTAACAACTGGTGCAACTTTTAATATTGCCCCAGTTATTAATGTAAACGGAAGTGATAATCCGCAGGCTGACGCACAGATTATTGCTCGTGAGGTAACAATGATTATTGAGCGCGAAATGCGATTAAGGAATATGAGGAACGCATAATGGCACGGGCAAATGAGTCTTATACAACAAACCAGTGGTACAACTTAGAAAATGGAGTTACTGGCCCTGGAAATCACAATAGTTTCAGTCGCACTACTTCCGACAACCCTAGGTTTATGTTCCCGGGTTCGGTCGTACCTGGAGCGCAGGATAGGCGTAGAAATATTGGTCTTGACGGAGATGAATTTATATTTCCCCCAAATGCAAGTAAAATACAGCGTGGGTTTATGCGGTGCTTATTAAATGAAGTACCAACTAGTGCAGCAAAAGGTCTCCCTAACCGACGCTTCTTTTTTCAGTTTAACCCTGAGCGTATTATGCGTAGTGTCTCACTTTCTAGTGGTATGACAAACATACTATTTCAAGACCCGGGACAGTTCTCAGTAGCAACTCCTGGTAATGCCACTTTCTCTTTTGATATCATGCTTAACCGAGAAATGGAAGTTAATAATCATAAGAAAAACTACAGAGACAGGCCAGCGGATAAGAATGTAGGTAAACCACCAGGCCCCCAGGATGTAGGGCAAATTGGTGTGCTTGCAGACCTAATGGTTATGGACAGTGTTATTGGTCAAGGTATATCTGAAGATATTATTTCTGCCCTGTCTAAAATTACCAGTGTTTCTAGTACCTGGGAACCTGCGGACTCTTCATCAGGTGCATCTGGTAATACTAATTATATTTCAGAACAAGTAGCATCTGATGCGTTTAAATCAATTAAGGGTAACAGTGCTTTTCTAGTTAGTACGCCTGTTCGTATTGTTTTCTCAGCCATGTTCATGGTTGATGGTTTTATTCAATCATCATCTGTTAACTTCACTAAATTTAGTACTCAAATGGTTCCTACTATGTGTACCATTAATGTGACAGTTGAAGCAAAGTATATTGGTTTTGCTAAAAAAGATACATATCTAACACAAGCACTAGGTAAAATAAAAGCCGCACCGCCAACCTCTGGTGGTGGTGGTGGTGGTGGTGGTGACACATTACCTAAAGATAAAAAAGGTGCTGATTATGATGTACTTGTAAAGGCAATTAAAGATTCGGGAATGTACCAAATAGCACTTGGTGGTACTAGCGATCCAGATCACCCTGCATTTGGGGAACTAGTTGCAGGTGCATCTTTTGGGGACCCCGATGAGCACAAAGAATTCAACACATTAAAACCATGGGAACAGTGGAAAGGTTACAAGGATGTTTGGGAAATATTACATTATGGTACCTTTTTGCTAGTTGCTGGGTTTGTAAATATGAGAACAGGATCAACAAATGCACCATACAAGGGTATTTCTAAATTGTTCTTTGACCGGCAATACGATGTAACAATTGAGCATACTCCAAAAGTTAAAATATGGCGACAATTTGTAGGAACAGAAAAAGAATTTGCAAATGCTGACCCTGAAAAGAAAACAACATCAGGTCAGAAAATAGGGCCAGGGACTAAAAAGTACAGTGTATCTCGTGATGTTCTTTTATTAAATGTTGAGGGAGTAAAGGCAACTGCAACAACTATTGAAGAATGGAAAAAATGGGCTAGGTATGGAAGTGATGATACAAATAAAATACCGAGTCACGATAATATACCTAACAATGTGTTTAAAGATTCAGGTGCGTCAGAAATATTTGCCAACAAATTATATTTAGAAGGTTCTCATGCTGATAATTATAGGACTACAAAAATACTTATGGACTTTGAAGTACATTTTTCTGCAACTATTTCTAAACCAGGTAGTTCTGATAAATCAACATTTTCAAAGATAATTAAGTTTTATACGGAAACAACCGCAGACAATATATGTCACAGACATTTCAATTTCAACGCAATCTGAGTCATGATTGGTCAGTTAAGTTAAACATGAGCGACATTTTAAAGAAAAAAACACTAACACCTAGATGCTGGGATTGGACTCTCTAATATGGCGTTTGTACAATCAATATCACGATATTCCACACAATCATCGCCTGATGGTAGTGGGGCATACATATCTACCCGTAGATATGGGGGTAACTCAAGGTACTACACATACACCTCAGTAGAAGGTGATACCTTTGATCGCATTGCCTTCCGTGCCCTTCATGACTCAGAACGCTACTGGGAGATTGCAGACATAAACTCTCATGTTCCTTTCCCTGATGAAATCCCCGTGGGAACACTAGTTCGGATTCCACTTAAATGATTTTTACATCGCATAGCCGCATATCACCAAACATCAACTTTGTGATAGACAACGCCCCTATGCGATATATGTCTATTGTTCAAATTGAATTAGGTCTTGCTGAAAATCAGCATGATATCCTGCGTGTGCGTGTGGCTGGTGTGCCACCACAACTACTCACAGAATACCTATCTAAGCCCGTCCTTTGTTACTGGGGTTTTGGTATAGACAAGCATGAATTCTGTGGGTATGTTGCTTCGGTTGAACCTTCATTTAGAAACTCTGATGGTGTGATTAATGGAAGCACTTTTCAACTAGTTGAACTTGTGTGTATGGGCGCATCATACAAAATGCGCGCTAAGAAAACACGGCTGTGGGAAAACGCATCTATTCAAAATATTGCGACAACCTTGGCAGACGAATATAAGTTCAGTGTTTCTTCTGTGACTGAACCATTCGCATACCCCCGTATCATTCAGTCGGAAGAATCAGATTGGGAGTTTTTAAACAAAGTTGCCAGTATGTACGGATTGTCTGTATCAATGCATGGTACTCATATACATGTATGGAACCCTATGAACTCACTGGGCCGACAAATCTCGTATCACCAACTCAAGAATATTAAAGCGCGTAATGGTGATACTAGAACATACCCCGCAGTAATTTTATCAATGCAGGGTATTTTTGGTGATTCTATTAAGCCATTAAGCACACATTCAGTATCAGCAACTGTATTAGATAATCAAGGTAAAACTTATACATCAAATAAGTTTAACGAGACCACGGGATTTGGTAAACAGATTGATTTAGGTATTACTGACAGCGTCAGTGTTAACGCAACTTCCACCACTATGGCAGACACTCTCGTGTCCGCACACAATCGTGGCATTAATACCCTTACCGCACAGTTATCACTTACTGGGACTGCTGGAGTTCTCCCAGGTGGGATTGTCAGCATATCTAATTTTGAATCTAATTTTGAAGGTTTTTGGTATGTAAAAGAAGTTACACATACAGTTACTCGTGATGAATTCTTTACTCAAATAACAGTGTCACGAAAAGACACTAATGATATCAATGCGTATATGACCATGCAATCAACTATGCCCGAGGTGCCAGAATCGGCGTTTGTGGATAGCACCTGGCGAGCATCTAGGCAAATGGAGGATATTTATGTTTAAGGTAATCCTTAGAGGATTTTCAGTAATACTTATTGGAGCATTTATTACGAGCAGTTATATCTCATGGTGCGTCTATGCTTTATATAAGAATTCACAAGGTGATATTAAATGAAAGCAATATATTTACCATTTCAATTTAAAAATGGATCAGTTGCTACTGTAGGTGATTTTGATTCTATTATTAAACAACAAATTTTAGATGTCCTATCGGTGTCTAATGAAGAGCGCGTCATGAACCCTGATTATGGTGTTGGGGCATACTCCATGATTTATGAATTAATTGATCCCCTTATTTGGGAAGATTTTAAAGAGGTTGCTATGCGAGAAATCTCTAACAATGTTCGTGGTGTAAATATTATGGATATTGTTATTTCAAGCAATGATCCAGAACAAATGGGGAGCGAACAAACATCTGTTTATATATCTGTATTTTACGAAATATCACCATCACAAAAATCTAGTGTTACACTAAGTGTGAGCGACTTCTTGAGCGAGGATATTTATGCCTAATTTTGACTACACAGCGCGAGACTACAACGCTATTCGTTCGTCTCTTCAGGCACGAGCCTCTAATTCTATTCCCGAATGGTCGGGAGTTGCCGCCTCAGATTTTATGTCATCGCTAATTGACCTATGGGCGTACAACGCAGACATTATGCATTATTATATTGACAGGGCATCTACTGAAGCATTTTTGTCAACTGCTACACAGCGCGAAAGCGTCTTGGCAATGGCAAACCTTTATGGTTATACCCCTAATTATATGAGTTCATCAACCGCTACTTTGACGCTTACCAACAGTGGTGCGGCATCCGTGACTATCTTAGAAAATACCCCATTTGTATCAACAAACGGTCTTTACTTCTTTAACGAAACATCAACAATTATTCCAGCATCTTCAACAAGTACTATTGTTGTGCGACAGGGTGTCAGGTATTCAAATGAATCTGTTACTTCAGATGGTAATAGTAACTCAACTAAGAGTGATGGTAACGCTAGTCAAAGATTTAATATCTATCGCCAAAGTGTAGATGCTGAGTCTATAGTTGTTAATGTTGCTGAGGGTTCATTTGGAGAAATTAAAACTTGGACACGAGTTAATAGTCTTATTCCGTATGGTCCTGACGATTCAGTGTTCTCAGTAACGGTCACCTCCTCGGGAGTTACTCAGGTTGTATTTGGTAATGGGATCAACGGGCGCATTCCGCCAATCAACTCACCAATCACAGTTACCTACATTCAATCCGCTGGGTCTATTGGTAATGTCGCGGCTGAGACAATCACTACTATTGGTAACAGTTTGTACCCAACAATCACTGATGTTACTAACCTCTTTGCGGCTGGTGGTGGTTTAGATTTTGAAACAATTGACTCTATTAAACAAGTTATTCCTAGCATCGTGCGTACCCGTAATGGCGCTGTAACTTTGTCGGATTTTGGCGATATTGCCCTAGTAACTCAGGGTGTTTCCAAGGCTACTGTTTCTTACCTTGGGTCATCTTCCACTGGTGCTTCTATTACAGCGACGGTTATTGACAAACAAACGGAATACCTTACGGATGGTGCCGCATCTGTGAGTATCCCACAGGCACTCCGTGACCGTGTTTCACGAGAACTACTAGATAGCGCAATGCTTGGCGTAACTCTTATTAATGTTCCTTCATCAGTTAGTTTTACTAAAATTTATATATATCTAGATTTATATGTTACATCTAACTACATTCAGTCGGTTGTTAAAGCAGAAGTACAAAGCGCATTAGAGTCTCTATTTTCTTTTGAAGATGTAGCCTTTGGCGACACAGTAACTGTGGGTGAGGTATACCGAACAGCCATGGCTATTACAGGTGTTGATTATGTAATCATTAAAGGATTTACAACCAGCACAGCAGGAACCCCTGCTACTACTATTGACAACAGTGGAAAAATTACTGTAGCCAATAATCAACTTCCAAAATTAGGTATTGTTAGTATAACGCCTAACGGAGGGGTAACGGCAGTCTAATGGCCCGTATATCTTTTACACTAAAAAGTAATGTTGGTAGTGCGGCAAGCACTACTGGTTCATTCCTTCAAGCCGCTTCCGCTAATATTGGTGCTGACAACTCATCAGCCTTACGAGGTGATGGTTATGTCACTACACCAACAAGTGTTCCTGGGTCTACATCATCCTTGTCAGCATCACCAACTGATTATGATCAGGTTGACCTATCATGGGTTATTACAACAGCACTGAATGAAACAAAAGGTGAAACACCTAGTATTACTGGCCTATCGTTGTGCTATTCACTTATTGGACCTCCCCAAACTCGTGCTGAAGGTATAGAACTTATTGAAATAAAAGCAGAGAATAGTGCTTCGTCATTTACGCATACGAACTTACCTAGTGGCAAATGGGTTTATTACACACTATTTTCAAAATATGAATCAACTGTAACTCGCTCATGGTATGAACCAGTTGTCTCAACTGAAGTACTTGTACCTAAGGATTATGGCTACTCCGATAATCTTTTCCGAAGAATACCCCTGCACTACCGAATTCAGGATGAGCAGATCGGCATAACCAACCTAGGTAGCCCTTATCTGGCTGACCTTCCTGAAGCACTTACGGTAGCCGGACCACTACAGCGAATGCTTGATGTTTTTGGTTGGGAAATTAATGTTATTAAAACAATCATTGATTATGTGATGGTACAAAAAGACCCGTTTGTTGCCAACAGTGAGATGATTGAAAAACTGGCTGTGGAGGTTGGTCTTCCTCTAACTGTGGCTGATTTAGGTACTGCAAAACTTCGTGATTTGATTTCTTCTTTTACATACTTAACCCAGAATGAGGGACTACTAACTGGTGTGGAAGAATACATTACGGCTATTACTGGATGTAACACTCGTATTAACACTACCCAGCCTGACCTTTTAACCAGCACTCACCATGCTATGACTTCGGCGTCGGTGACTACCTCTGCATCCGTAGCACCTGCTACTAACCAATGGTTACTGGAAAGTTCGGCGCATACCATGACATCCGCGAGTGTTTATGCATACTCCAATATGTTCAAAACGACCAAGGCTTTGGCTATCACCCATTCAAGCGGAGCCAGTGTTCAAATGGCTTGCTTGAAAGCAAAAGTACAAAGTGTAAGCCAAGCAAGTCGTTTATACATGGACTTTGGTGCCACATACACTGGTTTGGGCGCAAGTGTTGTAGGTTGCTGGATGGGTGCATCTGTGGTTCCAGGAGCGTCTGTGACTTTTGCTCCGATAACGGGTGCTTCTACATCATTACCTAACTTTATTGAAACCACTACGACTGGTTCTACGAGTGTTTTTGAGTGGCCCGTAGAACTTGGTGTATGTGGTGATGGTTCGTTAGGTACCACAGATATGTATCTGCACATTTGGATTGCATCTCAGTCATCTGATACTGGGACTTTATATCTGATTCCTAATAGAGTAACAACTTTAAATAAATACCCTTATTACATAGATGTATACTCGCGTAGATTAAATCTTTTCCGTGATCCTCAATTCGCAGTCGCCTCTCCAAGTACTACAGTACAGGCAACAAGTACACCTGCTTATTGGAGAGTAAGCACTACTTCTGGTACAGTTACATCCGCTGTTGATAACGGAACTAAACAATTTACCGCAACACCAAGTCTTTCGGCATCTGTCACATTATCCACAGATGTAAATAACACGAGTTTTGGTATGCAGTACACCCCAATTAATAGTGGTACTGATTACTTCTTATCAATTGATGATTACAACAATAATATTGTTCAAGTAAGTGTAAAGAACTTGGATGGTTTAATTACCCTTGCATCAGCCACAACCCCTTATATTGAAAAAACGATCTCAGGTACTTCAAAGCGTAAATGGTGGAAATTAGAGTTTATTGATAACTACCCTTGGTACCCAAGTAATTCATATTTGTACCATGTAGAAATCACTGCCACGGCTACAGCAACATCACCACTAGTTGTTCGTCGCCCAATGCTTGAACCATCATCTCCTGGTGAATACTTTGATGGTAACAGTGATAATGGTGGATGGATTGGTGGTACAGCAACTGCTGGGGCATCCGATTACCGTTGGGGTGCAAGTTCTGCCCATACTAATCTTTCGTACTACACAGCAGATTATCGTCGTGTAGTTGAGGCAACCAAAAGAATGATTGAACATATAGTTCCCGTAACTGAAACAACCTATGCTCTTGCTAACCTGAGATTTAACCGAATCCCAGGATACACAGGAGAAACAACATTGTGACCTTACTAATAGGCGGCTTAGCCGTTTATAAAGTTATTCATATCATTACAAGTGCCTTGCCAAAGAAACTTAATGGTTGGGTCATTGTTTTGTCTGGGGCAATTCTGGGAATCATTATTTCCGTCTTTATATCTTCCGAGGATGTTGTGTTTAGTGGGTTGGCTATGGCTACAATTGCCAGTGCCACTCACTCGGTGTTGCGATTGATCACTCTCGTAGGTGACTCATCAATACGCCAGTCCTTCCAATAGGAGAACAACATGCCCACCAAGAAAGTTATTGGTGTTATCGGAAAAGGTAACGCCAGCCTCAACATCATTGAAGACTCATTGTCCGAACTGGTCAATGACAGTATCTTTGTCCTGCCATGGTATGGCGGTAAGCCTGACGAAAGTCTTGACCGCGTCTACACCGCAATCATTGACTTCGGTCATGAGTACATCATGGTCGGTAACCGCATTCCGCGCTCAGTCTTAAAAGATGCCAAAGATTGGGAAGATACTGAAGATGCAAACTCAGCCGTACTCAATTATGTCCAACGCCTAGCGGGTGAAAAGTCATTACTCGTTTTGTGGGATGACGCTCCTGAAACTGAAGACACATTGCTGAAGGCTCACGCCATTGGTATCCGTCTACTTGACCTCACAAATGCACTTGCGCCAATTGATGTCGTTGATGTGCAGGAAATTAAAGAAGTGCCCGAAGTGCCCGAAGTGCCCGAAGTGCCCGAAGTGCCCGCAGTTAAAACGGACCGAGAAGAAGCACTTGAGAAAGTCCTTAATGAAATTAAAGAGAAACAAATTGCTGAGGAATATAGACCGGAGGCATTTACTGAAGAAGAATTGCGTATGCAACCAATTTCTGCATTGCGCCGTCAGGCTAAGTTGCTTGGTATTGAAATTGAAAAGACTACGACCAAGGAACAACTCATTGGCATCCTGCTGAATGGTCTTGATGACATTGGTTTGGTTGAGCCAGTAACTAAACTGCCAGTAACTGCTTTGAAGGTCACCGTGCACAGGTCTGAGTATGAATTGGCGCATTACATGTTTTCTAGTGAAAATATTCCCCATGTTGAACAAATATTGGGCGCTCTACAAATGATTGCACCAGAAGATGACAATGTACATTCATTTTAAAATGTAGCCACAGTTACATCCAAATGTAGCCACAATAAGAAACACCCCCTAACGGGGGTGTTTTGTTATCTACTTCTTTTTAACTTCGTATTCGTAGCGGTCATCATCAGAAGTTACCCACTTGTGAGCATCTTCGGTATCCCATTTTCTTGTATTCACAAGACGCTCAATAAGGGTGCCAGTTTTAGTGGTAAATGACGGGTCAAACAAACGCACTCTGTTGTTTGGTTGGATTGCAAAGTTGCCATCATCTCTTTCAATGACATGACCACATTTGTGCTGACCAGGGTTCAAAGAAAAACCACCGTTAAGCACATTGTCGTCTGGAGAGTGCCAATCAAGCGTGAAAAGGTATTTGCCGTTGACAAATTCTCCTGAACGGGCAACATATGTCATACGCATATTTCGCATAGCCTGAAATTCAGTGACAGCAATGTTTGCCGAAAAAGAGTTCCAAAGGACAAGTTCGTGAATATCAACCTCAGGAGAATCTTCACGAGAACAAAAGGCTGAAATTGGCATACGCCACCACACGCCACCATCTTCCATAAGAAAATGAAACAGTGGGCTTCTTCCTTGTATTGAAGTTACCCCAAAGATCATGCATGGAAACTTGAGATCATGGCTATCACGCTGATCGCGCAAATAATTACCACGGACAAAACATTCAATAACAGGAATGTTTGCATTTAATTCGGGCACTACTTACCACTTTTTTTCTTAGATGCATTCATATTGTCAACAAGATTAGGGTAAGGCCGGCCTGCGGCTTTGGCGGCGGCTTTTGCCTTAGCCTTCTGATCGGGGGTTAGTTTCTTATCAGACTTAGTTGGGTCTTTAGTTTCCCAAACTTTCTTTTTCTTCTCAGCCATGATTACTTCTTTCCTCGGTTACGGGCGCGGTTCTTGGATGGGTCTTCCTTAACTAATTTACCATCTTTGGTATGGGACAGATCATCTCCACCCTTACCCATGATGCCACGCTTACGACGCTCTTCTGAGAGTTCGCGGCGCTTCTCTTTCTGTTCGGGCTTAGCGTTAAATTTCTTATCTGTTTCAGCCTTCTTCTCCCGAGCCTCAGGATGATCTCGGTAATACTTTGCTGTTCTCTTTGGGTTTTCTGTTTTACGGGGAGCCATTACCATTTCACCTTGTCGGCCCAATAAGCCGCGCTCATCTTACCCTTAGCAATATTTTTACCGTGGCGAGCCTTAAACGATGCGCGCTTATCCTTCATGCGCTCAGACTCTCCCTCTTTGGGCTTACCTGCTGTCTCGGCGCCCTGTTCACCAAACCTAATCAACTTGACGGTCTCTCCTTGTTTTGCAAGAACCGCATGTGATTTGGTGGGATGATCAGGTGTCGCCTTCGGCTTGTTATAACCCGAGAAGGTTTCTCCACTGCGTGTGTATTTATTCTTTTCAACCATGATGGTTACCTCACTTAACCGATGCTCGTAGTTGCCATGACCATTTCATTTGACTGTCAACCCTCTCGGATAAGAAGTTTGCAATACCCTGCTGGTCGGCTTTGGTTGCTTCTTTGAATGAGGCATTTAACTGAGTGATCAGTGCCTCGTTAGCCTTCAACAATGCCGTTGACATTGCCTTAGGATTCGGACTTACTTCTTTGAATTCAAGTGTCCGAAGATCAATAAACTTCTGAAGATTGAACGGTGCGTAATCATCCAGTTTGCGGATGTTCTCAGCGACTGGGTCAATCATTGTGTAGGCATCTTCATAGATTTCTGCGAAGAGACCGTGGTACTGGCTGAAGTCAGAACCCTCAACATTCCAGTGAAATCCGTGCGCCATGAAGTAGAAAGTGACGGTGTCAGATAATAGGGTTTTGAGGGATTTGGTAAGGGCTGGGGCTGTCGCCATGTGTGGACTCCTTGTATGGAATGGGGCGCTTATAGCATAACTCTACACTATAGCGCCCCATCCATAACCACCACGCTGAGCAAGGAGATCAGCGACACCCGAGGAGAACCACCAACTCGGTGTTTAGATCATACAGAAAGAAATCAGTGTACGCAACACCTTCTCCCCCTTTTCTTGTGTATGCTTTCCGACACCACGAGGAGCCACCATGTCTAGAAAACTTAACGGACCGTTTGCCGCGGTCCCAATATGGGCGATTGATTTGATCACCAAAAAGGGCAATCCGACCCACTCCCATATCCTCATGTGCATCATCCGCTTGACACCCTTTGACGGCAATCCGATTATGACAATTGACGACATCTCAGGAATCTCAGGACTGTCACCTTCTACGGTTAAACGATCAATTAAGTGGTTAGAGTTACACAAAGTAGTAACATCAACCATACTTTCAGCGAACCGTGGGAAGAGCATAATTGTCAATTACCGCAAGCCCAAAGGGGGGTTCACCAGTGACCTAGCCCTACGCAAAGGTGGGGTCACCAGTGACCTGCCTACCCCCAAAGGGGGGGTCACCAGTGACCTACCAGGGGGGTCACCAGTGAACCCCCCACGAGGCTGTGACCAGGGGGAACGCGTCTCTATAGATAGTACTTTAGATATAGTACAAAGGAAAATGTCTAACGACATTTTCCTTTGTGGGCTTCGCCCGAAAAAACAACAAGGAGAACCTATGCCCACTTTTGGTGCTGACCCTGACAACGACCGACCATGGGATGAGACCATCGCCCTGAAGAAAACCACCAGTGAAGTCTCACAAGTCCTAGACCATTTTGAACTCACCGCCCGCAGGGTTGGTGGGAAGATAACCCCCACGGGTGAGCGCCCAGCATTCCGCGCTCAGATCAAGCGCCTAATCAATGCTGGGGTCAAGGTCCCCGACCTGACCAAGATGACCGAGGAATTCTTTGCCCTATCACGGAACATTGAATCCCCAGCGCCATGGCGAGTCTTTTGTTCCCGAGAAGTCCAAACAGGGATGATGTCCAAAATGACGGGGGTCTCGCAGAACTCCCCGATACTGGGGTGGGTATCCGACGATTTTCAGCATGGCTCCGATCTCCCATGGGACGAAGACATTAATCAAAAAATGCAAAAGATTATTTGGAGGCGAGGGATGGATGTCGCGTACAGATACCCCGAGTTGCTGGTGGGTATCGCAGAAGTGGCATTTGAAGACATCTCGTTTTTTGATACTTTAATCCAGTCAGCATCCTTCCTCATCACAAACTGCACGACAGTGCTTGACAACGAACTGGCTCCTGTGCGTAGTATCTTGACCGACGCAGGGATTGCCATCCCCGAAGATATTCTTGCCCGCAAAAACTTGCGTGAGTTAGCACCATCACTCAAGCAAGCCGTAGTTAATTATCAACTCACAAGGAGAACCACAACATGACCTCAGCACCGCCGACCGAATGGAAATCAGCACGATGGTGGCAGAACCGACCTCTTGAGGAGCGACTTGCATGGGCCAACTTCCCACCGCGTTGGAAAGACGCCCAGTACGAAGAATCTCTGATTTCAGACAAGACCTTTAACGCCATCGCTAAGTTCATCAGCGGTGAATCCAACGGTTTGTTTTTGCATGGACCAAGCGGTGCTGGCAAGACCCCAATCGCAGTATCTATCTTGCGGGACATCCTCACAAACAAATCTGCTTCAGGTCGGTTCATTACGGCAGATCGCTATGTTGAGATGCTCAAGGACCAGTTTGACAACGATAACGAACTTCCCGAGATGTACTCCATGCCACACATCGTCAAGTACCTCAAGGGTGTTTTTGACATTGTCGTGCTTGATGCAGTTGGGGATGAACGATCAACTGAATTCTCACAACATGAAATCGGGAGTTTATTGCGCCGACGCAATGAGGACCTTCGTAAAACAATCATTACAACATGCCTGTCCCCAACCGAATTTGTTCGGCGCTACGGTGATCGTGTTGCAACTGTTCTAGAGGACATGACGATCAGCACGGTGTCCTGATGCAGGGCAATGACCTAGCCCCATACGCACCAATCCAGCAAGCAGTTTTGTTTGAGGGAGTCTTAGCAAGTTACCCAAAAGGTGCAAAGTCAGTACGCAACTGGTTTGCATCAAAAGTCAAAGACATGCCCACACTGGTTAACACCATGAAGCCAAACGAACTACCACTGAAGTCTCTAATTGATTCAGTGAACCGCCGTGGTATTGGTACATTGATTTACACGCTCATGCCAGTTGAGGCAGTTCCCGAAATTGAGCATTGGTTAATCCGCAAAGGTGTTTCTACTTCGGTAGAGGCTTACCCTGACATTGAAACATTGGCAGAAGACCTACGCTTCAACAGAAGTATTCATGTTATTTATGTTGCCACCCAAGAACAGCAAGCAATCATTGGGATACGCGCTACAGTGCTTGGTTCCGAAAGAGCGTGGTAATCATGTCGTCCCCCGAACATCTCCTAGTTTCAAAGATCATCCAAACTGCTGACATTGCAACGCCGTTAAAATCCGGAGTTAAGGAAGAACACTTTTCAGATACATGGCAGGGCGTGTGGCATTGGCTTACGGGCTTTTACCGAGAACACAATGCCGTACCGACAGCGCGTGTATTCAAGTCACAGTACGCCGACATCCAGTTGTATGACGCCGAGGCTGAAACATTCTCACGACTCATTGAGGAAATCTTTCAGGCGCATACTCAGCACCGTTTGATTGAGGTCATCTCAACAACAATGCCATTGTTGAATGTTGGTCGTACCAAAGATGCCCTAGACACACTGACGGTTGGTATTCAAACAGCCGCGGTTGAAGTGTCCCGCATGCGGGATATTGACATCATCCAAAACTGGGAAACTCGCGTTATGCGCTACGAAGAAATGCGTAGCACACCAAACTCCCTGCGCGGTATCCCAACAGGGTTCTTTGGTTTAGACAGAATTACTTCAGGTCTCAGACCGCAACAGTTCGTTGTATTCGTGGGTGAGCCAAAGCGTGGTAAGTCTTTGTTTGCTCTTATTATTGCTAACTCTTGCCACATCCATGGCAAGATTCCCATGTTCGTTTCGTTTGAAATGAGCATTGAGGAACAAGAAGCGCGTTACGACGCAATCATCTCCAAGACCCCATTCAACAAGATTCTTCGTGGTGAGTTAGATAACAAAGAAATGGAACGCATTCGTCGCTCCCTCATGCAACGCAAGAACATGCAACCGTTTATCTTCAGTGAAGACACCTCGTCACTCACGACTATCTCAGCCCTTACGGGCAAGGTCAAGGAGTACTCACCTGACCTATTGATCGTTGACGGTGTGTATCTCATGGACGATGAGGAAGGTGAAGCCAAAGGAAGCCCGCAGGCATTAACCAATATCACCCGTGGTCTAAAGCGTATGTCTCAGAAACTTGACATTCCTGTTGTGGCAACGACGCAGGCTCTTGGTTGGAAACTTGGTAACAAGAAGACGCGAGCAATTACTACCGACGCAATTGGTTACTCATCGTCGTTCGTGCAAGACGCAGACCTAGTACTCGGCGTTGAGCGTAACCCTGACTTAGACGATCAAGCAATCATTCGCGTAGTCGCGGCTCGTTCCGCACCCACAGGTGAAGTACACATCAAGTGGGACTGGGAGAACATGGACTTCTCGGAGGTGACTGCGGATGGCTATGGTGTCGGAGACGCATTTGACTGATCTTGGGAATGTCCTCAAGTCACTCGGCGTAGATATTCGCCGTGCCGAGGGCAAGGAAATCTCAGGACGCTGTCCCGTGCATAAGCGCGTCACGGGACGCGATGATGGTTCCCCATCATGGAGCATGAGCGCAGAGACTGGTCTATGGATTTGTTTCTCATGCGGTGCCCGCGGAACATTGAGCATGCTGGTCTCAGAATTAACTGGAGAACCAGACGCGATTATGGCTGTCCATCATTTTCTGATTGACCGCAACTTAGAAAGACTTACTTCTGAGGTAGAAGTTGTTAAAAAGAAACCCGAAGTTGATTGGATTTCATTTTCAAAGTTTGGTGCCGCACCCGAAATAGAACTCAGGAAACGAGCAATTGACCCCGACCAAGCCCGAAGTCATGGTATCCGATGGGATACGGAGCGAGCCGCTTGGATTATCCCCATCGTTAACCAGTTTGGTGACCTACAGGGATGGCAGACCAAGGCTAAGGACTGGGTCCGCAACTTCCCAGTTGGTGTCAAGAAATCTGAGAGCCTGTTTGGTATTGAACGCTTCAAGGGCGGTACAGCAATCTTGGTGGAATCCCCACTTGATGTTGTGCGCTTTGCCAGTGTCTTTGACAAGCCACAAGCCTTAGCGACTTTTGGGGCGGCTGTTAGTTCTAAGCAGATCGGTCTCTTAGCATCAGTTGCTGACAAGGTAATCATCGCAATGGATAATGATGATGCTGGAAAACAATCATCAAAGAAGTTCTTTAAATCCTTGCCATACTTCCGCAAAGGTGTATGGTGGTGGGATTATTCGGGAACTACCGCCAAAGATATTGGTGACATGACCAATAATGAAATAGAACTCGGATTAATAAACTCAACGCAAATGCCGAATTGGTAATCTGCGCGCTATATTTACAAATCAACCCAGGAGGACCAAATGCCCAAAATTATTAGACAAGAACCATCACCGTCTGAGGACAACTACATCCAAAGGCTTACCGAGGAATACCTCAAGTCAAAGACCTTCAGTGATTTAGCCACTGCCCGTACCGACGAATTGAAAAAAGAGTTGTCGGCGCTAGTTGACACTGATGGATATGCCGACCACAAGGGAAGCAAGTGGATTGAGACCAAGGGTGGTATTCAATTAAAGCGCGAGCGTCGCGTCTCAGTTTCCTTGAACCATGAGTCAGCCCGCGAATGGGCTGAGAAGAACGACCTGTGGGATCAGATATCCGTCACCGTTCAGATGTTGGATGAAGATGCCCTCGCTACCGTGGCTTGGGAACACCCCGAATTGCAATCAGAAATCCAGGAACTGTACTCCGAAAAGGAATCGTGGGCTTTTAAGGTCATTGAACCTAAAAAGTAATACATGATAACCTTAAAACAAAGGGAGGCAGTCATGTCTAAGTCAACAACCGATCAAGTACCTCCCGGGAGATGGGAATGTCCGAAATGTGGCTCTCTACTGGAGACGATGATCCCAACGAACGGACCACCTCTGTGTTCCCGACACACTGGTGGCGTCGTCCCGTTCATAATGACAACCAAGAAGCCCGCGAAGGAGACTCCGAGTTCATCCTGACAATGGATGCAATCGTTAGTCTCTTACGAGTAATTTCTATATGTCCAACTGAAGATTTAGCAAATGCATTATGTGATTCTGAAACTGGTGTTTCATTAGATGAACAAGAGCGAATAGTCTCATGGTGCGATAATTTGGCTGACGGTATTGTTAGTTACGAGGAATAACAATGGGGATTGACCCAATTGAACTAATGGGAGGATTACCTGACTGGCCTGGTTCCCGCCCACCTAAAAATAGAGGTAAAAACAAACCAATTGCAGTCAATACTATTAATGGCGCACAATCTAAGAATTATCGCATTAATGGCGTAGATGTAGAAATGTTCACAATTGGCGAAGCAGGAAAAGCAATCAACCGATCAGCAAGTACACTAAGAATGTGGGAGCATCAAGGGTGGATACCAAAGACCAACTACAGGACATCCGCACCTCGGAAATCTCAGTTACCAAACAAAGTACCCAAGGGTCGTCGCCTGTATACTCGCAAGCAAGTAGAATTCCTGAAAGACTGTATACAGCGCTTCAACTTGGACGACAGAAACTCCAAGCACTGGAATGACTTTAGACATTACGCAATAACTAATTGGCCCAAGTGACTTGGGAAATTATTAAGAAAAACGCGCCGAACAGCAAATCGCAAGATATGCTCGGTCACCAAGAACTTATCGGTCGCCAATAGGCGCCTGACAAGTAACCAACAAACACAAACACACACACGAGAAAGAAAAATCATGCCCAGATACGATGATGACGACGACGCTTTTGAAAAAGACGAAGTCGCATATGAAGCCCCACGAAAGTCACGAGCCATTGAGGATGACGATGACGACGATGCCCCCGTGCGTAAGCCCGCAAAAGCGGAACCCGCACCCCGCAAAGTAATTCGCGGTGGTTGGGAAGGCGTCTCCCAGTTGAAGTCAAGCGTTACCGACTCGTCATACGCACAGCGCCTCAAGATTGCTGAAGAGCCAATCATTATCAAGTTCCTTGAAGCCGCACCATACGCCGCCTATCGCCAACACTGGATGGAGCGCACTGGTCAGAAGTCATTCACTTGCATCGCCAATATTGATGATCGTGGATGCCCACTGTGCGAATCAGGTAACAAGCCCAGCAACAAGTTCGCATTCAATGTGGTCCTGTTGACTCAAGATGAAGAACCCGTACTTCGCTCATACGAAGTTGGCTCACGCGTCATTGACCAGTTGAAGAACTTCAATGATGATCCTCGCCAAGGACCTCTGCCCAAGCACTACTGGGCGGTTTCACGCTCAGGCAAGGGTGCGACCACCGCTACCAACCATCAGTTGGTAAAGGCTCGTGACCTTGAAGAGGAATGGGGCGTTCAGGACTTGAGCGATGATGAATTAGGCAAGTTTCTTCGGAGTGCTTATACGGAAGAGATTATCCCGATTCCCAACCGCAAAGAATTACTCGCCATTTCGTCTGAAGAATGAGCGTAGATATTCGTAGCGAGGGGAGGGGTCTAACAGCCCCTCCCCTTGTTGTTTCTACGATTGAAGAAATCCATGAGATCGTTAAGATCGTGCAAAGCGTAGGTGCTTTTGCATTTGATGTGGAGACACGCGGAATAGTTGAGCGTCATGCTGACGCCATGAATGCATTTAACACTGAACTCAAGCAACACCTAGCCGACATGGTAACTACTTCCCCAGCGGTTAGAGAAGCCACGCAAGAACGACTGATGGAAAAGTGGCGAGGTATCATCGCCCTTGATCCCTTGCGTAACGAAGTCTTTTGGATTGGTATAGCCACCGATGGTCATTCCTGGGCTATACCAATGGGACATTTATGCGGTGAGATCATTGTCCCCGAAGAAGTTGGCGACGGTTCAACCGTTCCCCCTACTGGCTACCGCAAACTAAAAAAGGATGGGACTGAGTCCGAGGCAAAGATTCGTTACCGTATCCCCGCTGTATTCAGCGCACCACCCGAACAACTATCTCGTTCTGATGTGTTTACAGCATTAGAACCCTTATTCTCTGACCCAAATATCATCAAGGTGGGTCACAATGTCAAGTTTGACGCCCGCTCTATTCGCAAGTATCTAAATGTTGAGTTACCTTTGTCAGGATTTATGGACACGATGCTCATGCAACACATCGTGAATGAGAATCTCCGTGGCTACAGCCTGACAGATTTAATCGCCCACAATTATGACGGGCACGACGCCTATTACAAAGAGGGCAAACTCGGCAAGATCATCAATACCGTGGCGTTCTCATCGGCTACCAAATATGTCCACCTAGATGTCCGCTGGACATGGATGCTTTACAAGCGACTGTGGAACAAGATCAAGAACAAAGAAGGTCTACGGAACGCCCTTGATCAAGACATGGTTGTACTCCGTGTCATTATGGACATGGAAGACATTGGTATTCCTGTCAAAAAAAGTGCCATGGTTGTCCTTGGTCGGGAACTGGATGGTCGCATGCGCGATCTCTTAAATGAGATGTCCCAGTTCACCCCCTTAGGGTTCAATCCCGATAGCAACAAGAGTAAGCAAGAGTTCTTATTTAAAAGCAAAGCAGATGGTGGTCTTGGTCTAAAGTCCCACAAGCAGACTGCCAAGGGTGCGTCATCTGTTGACGAAGAAGCATTGCGCTTCATTGAAAACGCCCACCCACTCATCCCATTACTACTTGAGTGGCAAGAAGTAAAGAAGATGAAGTCAACCTATGTTGACAGCCTTCTTCTAAAGTTGGTCAACAATAGCCTTCACCCCTCATACCATCTCCACAGAACTGCAACTGGTCGCCTGTCTTCTAGTAACCCCAATCTTCAAAACATTCCAAGAGATTCCAGCATCCGGAGTTTGTTCGTAGCACCAGCCGGTCATACATTGCTCGTGGCTGACTATGATCAGATTGAACTAAGGGTTATGTGCATGTTTTCTAAGGATAAGAATATGAGTAAGTTCTTCCTTGAAGAGCAGGACATCCATGCTGGCGCTGCCGCCCTTGTCCTAAACAAACCAGTCGCTGATGTAACTTCCGAGGAACGACAGTTGGGTAAGGGAGTTAACTTCCTGACAGCGTACGGCGGTGGTGCACAGAAACTTGCTCGCACTACAGGCATTACTGAAAAAAAAGCAAGAGAAGTAATTAATAACTATTACAAACAATTTAGTGGAATATCTGCGTGGAAGAACACTGAGATTGTAAAAGCAATACAACGCGGTTATGTGAGTACTTTGTCGGGTCGTCGTCGTCGGCTACCTGAACTTACAAGTCGTGATGAGGGTTTACGAGCACGAGCAGAACGCCAAGCAATCAATGCTATTGTTCAAGGTTCCGCGGCTGATATCTGCAAGATCGCTATGATTGATGTTCACGAAGCACTGAAACCATTCAATGCCAAGATATTGGTACAGGTGCATGACGAGTTAGTGGTAGCAGTCCCAAATAAGCACATAGAAGAAGCACAAAAAGTAATGGTTCAAGCCATGGGTCAAGACCGAGTTATCGCTGGTATCCCATTGAAGGTATCCTGTCATTCAGCAAACTCATGGTCGGAGGCTAAGGGAAAATGAACGAAGATTACGAACCACTGAACCACAGAACATTTCTCCTGACTATGTCCCCACAAGACGGTCAAGAGATTGCCGAGATGGCTGGTTTCTCGCTTCCCTCAGAAGAAGTCATGGAACAAGAAACCACAGATGTTATGGGTAAGTGGTTTACCCTAAAGGCTCTCGGACTACTTGACGACATAACTAAGTGCTCTGAATGGGTGTCCCATATCATCCAGTTACAAAATGACCTTGACGAAAAAGAGGTTGATGTTTCTGTCGCCCTCTTCACTTCGTTTGGTGTCTCACTTATAACCATGCTCTTAGATAACCAAGATATTAAAATATGTGGAGAAATTCCACTAGTTATTCCACCCGATGCACTCAACCAGATGATCTCAGTGATTAGTATGTTCTCAATTGACCCTCCTGACTTTGACGACGACGACGAAGATGATGGATGGGACGAATATTTCAACGGAGAACAGGAGGACGAAGACGAT